TTGGCCTTGGCCTTGGCCTTGGCTTTCTTGCCCTTGCCACCCTTCTTGGCCTTGGCCTTGGCCTTGCCCTTGCCCTTGCCCTTGCCCTTGCCCTTGCCCTTGCCCTTGCCCTTGCCGGCGGCACCCTTGCCCTGGAACAGCGAGAGCACGTCCTCGATGCTCTGGATCGACTCGATGTTGATGTTGCTCATGGTCTGAATCTCCTTCGTGCTCTCGCTTCACAGTAGCAGAGCGCACTTCCATGGTAGCGAGCAAAACGCGCCCTTGCAACACACCGAAAGTATGCCTTTGGCTATCCAAGACCTTCTAGCTCCTCGCGTTTGAGATCTCGAAACGCCCACTTTCGCTGTTGGCACGGGAGGCAGACCCCGCAAGGGGTGTAGCCGTCCGGCTGGTAGCACGACATCGTCAACTCCGGGTCCACGCCCAGCTTCCGCGCCAGCTTGATGACACCGGCTTTGGTCGTATCCGCGAGCGGAGCCATCACCGATGTGGGGTGCGTGCAGGTTGCTTCGAGCACGTCAGAGAACGCGGTGAGGAACTCTAAGCTCGTATCGCCAAAGCCGTTGAAACCTTTAGGCCCAAGCCGTCTCCCGTCGAGCGAGACGATGCCGACGAACAGATACCGGAGGGTGTGAGCCTCTGCGAGCGCGGCGGCATACGACATGAACACCACGTTGCGTAGTGGGACGTAGCCCGATCCCTTGCGAGCGTCGTCACCTGCCGCGCCCTTCCCTGCGAAAGCCTCAGTCGGCAGCGTCACCTCGTGGTGCTTCCGGCTGCCGTAGCGCTCGGCGTTGTGCCGAGCGACCTCAAGCTCGACGCGGTTGGCTTGCCCGTAGTCGAAGGTCACCGTCTCACAGCGAAAGCCCATCGCATCCGCGAGTGCAAGGGTCACCGTGGAGTCGAGCCCTGCGCTCAGCAGGACGAGGGCATCTCTGCATACTAGCTTTGCTCCCTTGGATACCATCTCTGGTCCTTGTCGTTCCACTCGTAGAGGGGCTCGTCACCGTTGCATCGGTGGGCGAAGTCGAGACGAAAAGACCCAGGGCGCCTCGGGAGGTCCGCGACGCTTCCGTCAACGGCTCCACCCTGGAGGACGCTCTGGGTCATGGGTTGCGGCGCCACCATCCCCGTGTCGGGGTCAGTGTCCGCCGTCCGGTTGCGCTCGATGGTCGCGTAGGCGTTGGCAAGGTCCGCGAGGGGACCGATGCTCACGGTGTCGTGAGGGAAGATGGCAGCCACCCGCTCGATGCCACGGGTGACTGCCGCGTCCTGCTGGCGCGTCTCGGCTCGCTCAAAGCGGGTCGATTCGACCAGTTCGTTCCAGTGTCTCGGCGTCAGCGGTTTTTTCATCGTGCTCACAACTCTCCAGCAGGATCGTAGCGTGCAGACGCAGCTTTCGCCGGCACTCATCCGAGCACGTAGCCACCTGGGTCACGCGCAGGAACTTGTCGCAGCCTGGGGCCTTGCAACGCGGGCGGCTCTTGCCGTCCTCGCTCCCCGCGTAGTGGGACCACGGGTTGATGCCGCGGGTTCGGGGTCGTCCGTTGCGCCCATGGACTCGGATCTCGTCCGAGACGCGGACGGTGACAGGTCGGATCAGGTCATTCATGTGTAGGGCCCCCCAGTTGCGAACGTCACCGACACCGTCTGTTGCTTCGGTGTGGCGAGTTGGTCGTTGAAGATCTCGACTTGGGTGATGCCCTCCCCGAACAGGATGAGAGCGCGGTTCACCGTGATGTCCTCGACGCCGCCGTTGAGGCGGACGCGGATCGCTTTCGGTGTCTGGATCTGCACCAGATTCGCCGGGGACTCAGCCGGCGTGATCACGGCGCTGGCGTTGGGGTCGAGTTTCGCAGTGTGGGGGTCGAAGGACGAAACCTCTTGGAGCCCAGCCGCCACGCTGCGTGGTGCCTCGCCGTAGCAGTCTGCGTAGCGAAGCTCACCAACGAAAGATACGGACGGGTTCTCACTGGGCATGGTTCAGTTCTCCTTGGGGTTCCTATGCACCATAGTAACGATCAGGTCAAGCTCGCGTAAGGTCAAATCGACCTTGGTGTGGGTTCGGAAGTAAACCGAAGGGTTGACGGGGCGCAGCCTGAGCCGCCGCTTGCCGGTGTCTAGCTCCAGCAGTTCAGCGATCAGCAGGTCGTTCACCTGCACAGCGTCAACGACCTTGAACATCCTTCTGCGCCAGTATGTAGACCCTATCGAGGTCGGGGTGGATGGCGTACTCGCCAGGATGAGCCTGCCAGATCTGCTCATCTCTCACGTCGGGGGTGATGGGCAACCAACGTAGCTGACGCGGCTCACCTCGGGGCCCGTAGACGCGCGGCGGCTTCGCCGTCACGAACACGTAGCGTCTGTCACCCACGAGGCGGTGCCTTGAGCCTACGGACGCCCAGGACGCACTCGAAGGTCCCGCCCGCCGTCTCCTCAAACTCTCGGCTCTCGACGTGGAAGCGTGTGAGGTCGTCGCCCTTCTCGTTGAAGGACCAGACATCACCCCTGACGGGTAGAGCGCCTGGCTGACTTTCTTGTCCGCACGCGAACTCCCTTTGAAGCGGGTTTGGGACTCCCAGTTCCACGAACACTACTTTGCTTAGCTCCATCGTTGCGTTTCTCCTCGCGCTCTGCCCGTCGGATCTGGCGCATGTACTTGTTCACGTCCACTGCGCTAGCGTCGGCGCTCGCGGCCTCGTGGAGCATGGCGATAGCGATCTTCACCGCTTGCGTTCTGTCGGCCAGCCCCAGAGTCTCGACAGCATCTACCAGTTGGTCCTCGGTGTGCTGTGCGAGGCGGAAGTTGACCATGCGTGCCATGCTTACTCATATACACGCCGTCACCACGCCGTCAAGCGTGCGCCCATACGGCTCAGACTGCGCCATTTGCGCGTGCGCTAGGTGCGCAGGGCAGTTTGTGAGCTAGCGCACAGTCCCTACGGCGTCCCTACGGCGTCCCTACAAGGCCGCGGCCCGTGCCCCGCTAGGGTGCCCGCGGCCCGTGCCCCGCTGGCCCGTAGCGTGGGCGCTAGGCCGGTTTGACGCGGTCCCGAAGTAGGGCCCGCGCGGCCCGTTGCCAGGCCCCCCGCTGGGGCCCTGAACATCCGTTCATGTGAGACGATGTAGGTGTGGAGGGGACCAAAAAGAAAGCCCGCTGGGGTCACCAGCGGGCTCGTGGTTGGTATCGACCTTCTATGCGTTGCTGGGGCAGTCGGGTGGGCACCTCGTCTGCGAGCAGTCAGGGCACCGGGTGCCGTCGTGCTCTGCCTTGTCCCTCCAAGTGGCGGGAGGATCCCGGTCACCTTCGGCCACGCTGCGCTCGCGTGCCATCCTGCGAAGGGCGGTGTGGTTCTCACCTCGCCACGACGCGATCGGGTGCGAGTAGGGGGCAGGCATATCAGCGATAGCGTCAACCAAGGTCGCTCGGACAGCAGCGTCACCAGTGGCGATGAGGGTGCGTGCCTTCACATCGTAGATCTGGAAGCGACACTTCGTGCCGTCCCATCCGCTGCCTTGGAGATACCATCCTCGGCTGTGCGCCGCGGCGCCGACAGTCGCTAGCTCGTCCAGGTCCACCATGATGAGGTTGACGGTGTAGGGGTCGCCGCCAGCGAAGCCTACGAACCTCTTGGGCATGAGTTCCATGACGTGATAGCGGTACTCGCTGACGCGGCGGAACCATCGGCCGCCTTGCTCGCTCCAGTTGGTATCACCGGAGAGCCATCGAAAGCTCTTACCCATTGTCGTCCTCCTCCTGGCAGAACCCGCCATCGGGGTTGGGGGGTGAGAAGCGCTCGTACCCATCATCGGCCATCACGGCGAAGGGGGTGATAGCGACCTCGCCGTTGACGGGGTCATAGCCGGCGGCACAGACGACGGCGACGACCTCGTTGGTGGTCTTGTCGAGGCACTCCATGATGCAGAGGTTCCCGTCCTCGGCGGCGCGCAGCATGGTGGTGAAGTTGAGGCGTTGGTACTCTTGCAGCATCGTTCTACTCCTTCTCGTATCCGTCGAACCAGGGTCCGTGTTGCGCGGTGCGTCGCTTGCCTGCCGCGGTAGTGCAGGTCCGAGAACTCGTCTCGGGATCGGAGCAGTGCTCCTGCGCCTCCTCAAGAGTCAGACCTCGTGCGATGGTCCGGCGCGACTTGTTGACGTTCTGGTAGAAGCGAATGACCTTGTAGGTGTCCATCAGATCACCCCCTCTCGCACAAGGTCGCGGATGGTGGCGGCCTTGTCGATCAACCGCTTCGCCTCAGCGTCGAGCGCGTCGGCCTTGGCGAGCAGCACTGCCTTCAAGGGCTCATGCTGGGCACCGCGGCGAGCGGGGCGAGGTTTGGGCGGGTCCTCACCCCGGTCCACGGCTTCGAGGGCAGCGAGCGCCTCCGACCATGAGTGGTAGGTGCCGATCCGCTCCTCGGCGTAGAAGGTGGCGAGGTTCACCGTGCTCTGATCCCACGTCCCGCCATCGGGCCCGTGTGGGAAGCTGACAAGCACCTTGCAGCCTTCGGGGACCGGGAAGCGGGCCCGCATGTCTGCCGACCACTTGGTAGCGCTGATGCCTTGCTTGTCACGGGGGTTCTTACCTTTTGAGTTTGCCATCTGTCTTGTCTCCTTGGACCTTAGCTTGGTTGTTTGGTTAGCCTGTCTCATTCAGCGTGGGTAGGCTACCTCCCACGGACGCCCCCGCCTCGGCGGGGACGTTTCGACTAGAAGGGGCCAGCGCTCATGTGCCCGCTCTCGCAGCACGGGCACCGGAGGGTCTTGGCCTCATCGTCCCACCGGGCGATGCCGTGCCCGTCCTCGTCCTGGCTGAGTTCACCTTCGAGGAGTCGGACCTGATCCAGCGTCACGGTCATCGACGCCGTGTGGACCCCAGTCTCCACGAGGCGGTCCAGGTCAACCCACAGGCCGCCACGGGCAGGGTACACGCGCTCGATCGTGTAGACCTCCTCCGTGCAGCGTTCGGTGACCGCGTCGAAGATCACGGCGCACTTCTTGCCCTTGAGACGCGGCGCGTCGGCGGGGTCGGGGGCGTTGTCCTCCTCATCCCGGTCATCGTCCTCACCGTCGCCGGCCACCGTCACGTCGAGGCTGTGCCCGTCCTCGTCGTACCACTCCCAGCCGCCCCCGTCGCCGTAGGCGTGGCAGCGGCACTTGTCGCAGCCCATGCCGACCCGGTTCCAGTCGAGCCACCCCAGTTCGCTGTTGCCGCTGTCCGAGAAGATGCGGGGGCGGGTGAAGCCACCGCGAGCGTCGCAGCCACCGTGGATCTGGATGGCGATGAAAGTCTCACCGTCCACGGTCCATTGAGCCCAGATGAAATCCTGACTCAAGGAGTTCTCCTCGTTGTACGTGTACCCGCCCCACGTCGGATCGTCCTTGGTCATGGGGTTCTCACCGTAGGGCCCAGTGGCGGCGTCCTCCTTGTGACCGAAGCGGCGCCAGACCCAGTCGTGGACGCATGAGCCCCACGGCTCGTCTGCGTACTCGGTGCTCGTGGCGAAGCGCTGGAACTCGGCGTCAAGCTCCCCGCAGTAGTCGAGGTTGTTGACCAGGAAGTGATAGATGGACACGATCACGTACCAGTCGTCGGGACGGTGGAACTCGATGTGCCCCGTGGGGGTCTTGGAGAAGTCAACCCCCTGGTTGCGCTCCCAGTGGCGACCGTAGGCGCCGCCGCTGTCGAGCATGTGCCGCCCGGTGTTCTCTGTGAGCATGGCTTGCAAGCACTCCTCCGTGGACTCGAAGTCGGGCTCGGGCGTGGGCAGACGATCGACCGCCTTGACGTAGCAGGTGTCGAAATCGGGGTCAGTCTCGACCGTGATGTCGTCGTCCTCCCAGATGTCGCAACTGTCGGGGTCGTCCGAGAGGCCCTCGACCGTGGAGTCGAGCATGGCGTTCCACCCATCGGCCAGGTACTCCTTGAGCCCCTCCACGTCGATGTCGTCACCGAAGGTTTCCTCATCCTCCTCAGCGATCTCGACCTCGTCCACGCGACCCTCGGAGTCGAGGATGATGGTGAAGGGCAGCCACCCGCAGTAGTACCCGTTCTCGTCCATGCAGTGAAAATCGTTGCTGACCTCCCAGGTGAGGCTATCGGTTTCCGTGACTGTCCAGTCGGCGTCGATACCCGACCCGTGGAAGCGGTTGGCGGTGAGGGCGATGATGTTCGTGTTGATGCGCATGACTCTTTGTCCTTTACTTTCGATGGGTTGATGGTTGGGGCTACTGGGTAAGGGGAAGGTTGGAAGCGTAGAACGCAGCGAGCGACCGGCGGCTGCGCTTGTAGGGCTTGCGACCCGTGTTCTCCACGACGGTCTGGACCCGCTTCCTGAGCGTGTCCCATTTGATGCTTAGACCGGCCTTGTACGCGGCGCGACGCTTGCGGCACTCGCCCTCGATCCACTCCGTGAGTTCGGAGATGGCGGCACCCTTGCCATGGCAGTTGACGTTACGGTCGAGCACGTCCGTCACCTCGGCGTAGTAGTGACGCCACCTGTCGTGCGTCGGGGTCTGGCTGGCGATGTACTCCAGGGCAGGCTCGACCACGCTCTCCATGTAGTCGTGCCCGTGGCGGTACTTTGCGGCAGCGCGGACCATCTGATCGAGCGGGCCCATGTCCTCGACCTCGGGCTCCTCCTCGGGCTCCTCGGGGGCGAACCCAGTGCCGCAGCAGACGGGGCAGACCGCCTCGAAGGCGCGGGAGAACTTGCCCGTCTCGACGCGCCGCACCCTAGCGGTGATGCAGCCGGTGCCACCGCAGTTCTCGCATTTGTCTTTGGGACTGCTGTCGGTCGGGGTGATGAAGCACCGGCTGCCGGTGCTGCCGATGGCCCACCCCTTGCGGGTGAGATTGACAACGAAAGCATCCGACTCCGACCCGATGTAGGGGCGAAGGCGGATGGTCTTACCATCGGCGGATACGTGGCGGACGATGCACACGACCGGGGAGCCCTTGATGGCGTTGCGCTTGAAGTTGACCGTATCGTTTTTCTTGAACATGACTCTCACTCCTTGGTGCTTGGGTTGTTGAGGTTGCGGGTTAGATGCTGGCGACAGCGGTCTTGGCACCGCGCTCGGTTTTCCACTCTCGGGCAAGGTGACGGGCCGCGGTGGGCTTGCCGTTGCGACCGAGGTACAGCTTGAGGGGCTGACCGGGGCAGAGGATGAGAGCGATGAAGCGGATACCGTTGGAGCCTTGGGAGGGGACGACTTCGATGTTGGTTTGCATGGTGGGTGACTCTTTCTGGCCTGTCTCATCAGTACCGGGGGGCCGGGTCCGGTAGACACCCCCGCCGAAGCGGGGGCGTTTCGACTAGGCGGCCTTCTTGCCGCGCTTGCCCTTGGCCTTCGCCTTGGACTTCTTGGCGGGTGCCGCCGTCTGGTTGTCGAGGACCCGCTGGACGGCGGGAGGGACGACCATGTCGATGAAGTGGAGCCAGTCGCCGGCTTCACTCTGGTGCGCGTCGCAGTCGTCGCCAGGGTCGGCCAGCATCCCGACCAGCTTGGAGAACTGCTCGGCCAGCTTGGCCGACTTCTGGGCGCTGTACTTTCCGCTGTTGCGGATGATGAGTGCGGACCCGTCCGACTCCGCGTTGCTTGGGTAGAGGACAACCGCGATGTCGGTGCGGCCCTCGACCGTGGCGCTGGGGACGTTGATGACGTGACCGCGCTGGGCGTTCGGCCAGACCTCCTGCATGGCAGCGACGTGGTTCCACTTTCGGAACGCCTCGCCGCTCAACTGCTTGGCAGCCTCACCCGCCTTGGGCGGCGCCTTCTTCTTGCCGCTCTTGCCGCCCTTGCTCTTACCGCCCTTGGCCGCGGTGACCTTCTTGGGAGCGGACTTCTTGGTGGACTTCTTGCTGCCGGCGTTCTTGGTGGTGGACTTGGCGGTGGACTTCTTGGTGTTCTTGGCCATGATGATTACTCCTTGGTACTTTCTCTGTTGGTTGGTTGAGTTTCCGACCCCGCCCTGCGAGGCGCCCCGAAGGGATATACAATGTAGTATGGATACCATGGGAGGTCAAGGGGTCACCTACATATTTTATTTACGCTGTAGCTACAGCTAGGGCAGGGAATAGAGGGGGGTTTGCGCGTTCCGCGCGTTTTCGGTGGCGCCGATGGGGCGCCTTGCCATGCTTACCCTAAGCATATGTGCGCGTTCCGCGCAGGCCCAGGGCAAAAGAAAACCGGCCGCATGGGCCGGTCGAATGGCGGATGTCACCGCCCCGGTGGGGTCGTCCACCTCCTGCCGTCGCTGTCGAGCGGTGGCAGGGTCGTCGTGAGCCACTGCGTCGGGCTGATGCTGCTCCCCTCCCTCCACAGCCACCACGAGTAGCACCTCGTGTCCGCGCTCTCGCCAGGTCCACGGAAACCGAGCGATCCAGAGATCCGAGCCTGGTACACCGGGGTGTACGTGCGGAAGAAATCGTACCCCGTGCTCATGTTCCGCTGGCCCCAGTCGTTCAGTCCGAGCATGAGCACGTCACCTCCCTGCGTGACGTAGTCGAGGCTGAACTCCACGTAGTCCTCCCACAGCACGAACGGCGGGTTCGTCACCACGAGATCGTAGGGGCGGAAGGGCGGCGCGTCGTCGGGCAGGTTTTCGGGAAACGAGCCCAGCACCTCATCGTAGATCGAGCGGAGATGCCCGTGCTCCTCCACCCTCGCTTCCATCGCGGTGATGTGCGCGCGCGGGAATAGCTCGCGCAGCACGACGCCGAACGCACCAGAGCCCGCGGCAGGGTCGAGGATGCGCCGCGGGTCCGGGTACATCCGTTGTTTCTGCCACCAGACGAGCCCCTGTCTGACCACTGGAAGGGGTGTCAGGTTGGCTTGCGTCGCTGGAGCGCTACCCATCCCTACGCCTGCGGCTCTCTCGTGGTCTGGATGCCACTGGCCGAGAGCATGAGCACGTCTTGGGCCACGTTGAGCGCCTCGCGTTCAAACTCGGGGTCCTGCGACGCGCGAGCCCCGACATAGCCGGCCAGGAGGATCAGCCACTCCCCAGACTCCCACACGGACATATCCTCCCTCCCGGTCACTTCTGCGAGGCGCAGAGCGAGTAGCCCCTGCATGATGTGGAGCGCACAGCCGAACTTGATGAGGCTGAGCCTGTCACCCTCTTGCATCGCGCTCATCTCCTCGTCTTTGCGGGTCCAGTCCATGAGCATGTACCCACAGTCTTGTTCGTTCACCCATTCTGCGATCATCTCCACGTCGAGATCGCCCAGCAGATCGTTCAACTGGTCCTTGGTCATCATGCACCTTCCTTCTCGCGGGCCTCTAGCGCGCGCTTGAGCTTCTTCAACTTCATAGCCCTTGCTTGGTCGTAGCCAAACTTACGGTTAGCGCGCTCCAGCTTGGAGATCGCCCTCTTGATTTCGTCAACCGTCACGTCTCAGTCCTCCTTGTAGAACCGCAGGGTGTAGTAGAGCCTGCCGTTTTCCGGGCGGTCACCGAAGTGCTGGCAGGCGCGATGCAGGATGTCACTCGGGTACAGGACGGCGCGGCCCTTCACGAGCCCAGCGGTGGCGAGCACGTCCCACTGTCCCGGCTTCTGGGAGTCGCGGTAGACCTGTTCCCGAAGGCTCTCCACCGTCGTCTTGAGCCGCCGCGCGTCCGCGGAGATCGGCGCGCGCACGAGCCCGGTTGGCTTGTGCCGATACCACCCCGTGCCCGCGTCAGCAGGCCCGTCCACGAGGTACACCAGCATGGTGTAGCGCTCCACGGGCTCGTCCCAGTGAACGCCACACACCTCAGCCTTCGGCCCCTCCGAGAGCCCGAAGTAGACGACCCCGTTCCCGTTGTTGTGCATCTCCTCGGGATCGTCGAGCCACGTATTCGGGTCGGGGTACAAACCGAAAGCATCAGCCACGCGCTCGCGTAGCTCTGGCATGGGATACCCAGGGCTTCGATAGCCCGTGATGTCCTCCGGTTCACGGAACCCGTCGCGGAGTGCCCATCTGACGAGACGGTTGCACTCCGCGGCGGTGAAAAAGTTGTCGTAGACACAGAACTCGGCATGGTTGCGCATGGTAGGCAAAGCCTATCAGGCCCCCACCGAATCTGTCTCGTATGTATGCCGTAGGTATGGCTAGGATAGCTGGGTTTGGAAGCCGCCGACCAGCACAGACGACACGGGGACAGAGTCCTCCAGCACCGTCACGTTCCAGATGGCGTCAGGCCACGGATCGGCCCAGTCGAACTCAGCGTTGCTGTCGTCCAGCACCGTGAGCGGCCAGGTAGCAGTGATGAGCCCGCCATCAGGGTCCTCCGCTTCAAACCGAATCTCCGCGACGCCCGAGATCGAAGTGAAGCCCGACCCCTGCACGGACACGGTCGCAGGCGGCCCGTCGATGGGGTCGGTGATGACCGGAGGTACGAACTCGGTGATCGTCACGGGAAGCACCGGCTCGGGTGGAGACGCGGAAGCCGTGAACAGCCCCGAACACAACCTCTCCCGCGTCACGAGCAACGCAGCTTGGGGCGTCGTCGCAGCGACAGAGCCAGTCAGCACCAGCGTAGCCCCAGTTTCCGCCTCCTCGATGGTCACGGTCGTGTTGAAGAAACCCGTCGTGTACGGGCCCGCGTAAACACGCTCGATGAACCCCCCAATCGGCTCCCCCGTGTTCAGGTTCTCCCAACCCGCAGCCAACAACGCCGCGTCGAACGGATCCCAGTCCACGCCCTCCTCCACCTCGAAGATCGCCACCCCGTAGTTCGGGAACGCCAAAGGCACGGCCGGCGTGATGTCGATGTCCGTCTGGTACTCCGCGTCGCTCACGGTGTCCGCCACCTCTAGCTGGTAGCGCACAACAGCCGGCGGTCCCTCGTCTACCACGATGTTCTTCACACTGACGATGATGGGCATGATGTCTCTCCTTCTTTCCCTCTCAAACTGCTTGTGTTGTGTATGTACGTTGTAGGTACAGGGGATTTCCCCCCTATACTCTGGGGGTCACTCTGGGAAGTTTGGTAGCCGTCCCCTCGCTCGAAGGCATCGCACTAAAGGGGTGGGGGTCACTCTGGCCCTGTTGCAGTGGTGTCGATGACCGCACCTTGACCCTCCTCCTCTTTCTCCGTGGGTTCCCCATGGGACTGAGCCGGGGCTGAGCCAAAGAGCATCGAGAGGACTCCTGGGCGCCCATCTGGTGCGCTAGGACTAGGGACCTGGACCTGGACGTTGAATCCGCTTGGTCGTGGTGCGTTCCGTGCCTGCATCATCTCGTCAAGCACCTGTATGCGGTTCTGAAAGCTGTTCATCTGCTGCGTCACGCGGGGATCGATCTGCCCGCCCGTGGTCAACCTCTCTTGGAGAATCGCCGCCATGGTCCGGTCCTTATCCACTTCCACGAGGGCCTGCTGTAGCGCCATCACGTCGTCGCTGTTGCGCGTGTCGAACTGGTCGAAGACCTCGTTGTAGGCGCAGACGGATGCGGGTTGGTACTTGGGGCACTCATCCGCCAGGTTGCACACGTCGCAGTGGTTGCGTGGGATATCCCGTCTCCAGGCACCCAGGTTCAGACCCCCTGTTGTCAGTAGCTCCCTGTTGTCTCTACGCCGTAGGGCTGACGTGGGGACAAGGGATGACTGAGGACTATGCGGAGGTGGGGCACCGTTCGGAGAAACTGGTGGAGGATTGGGGGGATTTGGGGAGGATTCACGAGAATCCTGAGACTGTAGTGGGGAGTTGGAGTCTTCTAGGGGGGATTCACGAGAATCCAAGGACCTCCCGCCCCCCTCCCCCTCTGGGGTAGTGCTTCCCGTAGTGGTATCGGGAGCTACAGCCGACCCTTCTCGCGCGCTTCGGTTGCTCTCGCCTTGGCCTCCGCCAGTGCTGCTATCTGGCGTGCTCGTCTCTCCGCCATCACTTGTTCCCGCGCTCCAGGTTCCGGTGCCTGCCGCTTGAGTAGTTCCAGCGTCAGCGAACGGAACTCCTCCGTCGCCATCTTGCCGTGGATCAGGAGCACCCATCTCCGGGTGAGTAGTTGCGGTGTGGTCATCGAGGAGGGCTTGGTACTCATGGCGTTCTACTTCCTGGCAGATCGGGAGGTTGTGGCAGGCTGAGCAGTTGAGGTTTCGAGCCACCTCTCTTGGGCGCCGCCGGTAGTGAGGGCACTTCTTGCCCCCAAAGTCATCGTAGGTGGGTTTGGTGCCGGGTGGGCCCTTCCAGCCCTTCTTTCGACCCAGCTTGGGTCCTGGTGTCATGGTGACTCCTTGGGTTTGTTGAACGTCAAGCGTGCGCGTGGACCGATGCTGTACGAGGCGTTGACCAGTGCGCTCGAACTTCTTGGCAAGCTCCCGCCAAGCGATGAGGCTCGACGCTCGAAGCTCCTCCAACTGATCCTTGCAGGCTTCGCAGTCCTTGGTTTGGCTGTTGGGACCGTCGCAGTGCGGGGCGTGGTCCTTGTGGGTTCCTAGGATGCGCTCAGGGTCGAGGCCGATGCGCTTGAAGTAACCCTTGAACCATGCGCGCCGCTCTTTCTGCTCGTGGTTGAGGATGCGCAGGTGCCCGTTCTGGTAGATGAACGTACCTCCGTACTTATCCGCGCGCAGCCAGGTGGTCGAGTCCACGGAGTCGTAGTTGCGGAGGTACTTCATGTCGGTTTGCAGCCGCGTCTGGCCGAAACCATGGATGACCTTTCCATGCCTGTGGGCGATGGCGATCAGCTTCTTGTGCAGCGAGATGAACTGAGCGCTGCCGCTCTCGCCCGACGAGCCGATGCCCACCTGCTTGAAACGAGGATCAGCGCAGACCTTCTCCCAGTCCTTGAGCGTCAGCCAGTCCGTCTGGTAGGTAGGCAGGATCTTGTCACCTACCGCCTCGTAGATCTTCTCCTGGTGACGTTGGACCCTTCGATACACGTCGTCCTCAGACTCGTCCCCGATCTGCTGGTACACGTCGAGTTCAGCCACCACGTCGAACAGCTTGACGGCTGGGTCCGTGTTCAGGAAGCGGATGTACTCGTCGGCGTACTCGTTCAGATCTTCGAGCGTGTCGTGGCCGCCGTGCATGTAGGTGAACGCACCGGAGTCGAGGAAGAACCTTCGGGGCTGCTTCTCCGCCTTGCTCCGCTCCATCCACGCCACCATCTCGGCGAAGTCCGTCTGACCTCGCAGGTAGTGATACGACAGCAGCACGTTTCGGATGCCGTAGCGGTCGAAGTATCGCCACCACGTCTCGCCACCTGCGAGGTACAGAATCATCGTCGGCCCCCTACAGGTAGAACAGGCAGAGGGTGTACCGAGCGCCCTCGGTGACCTCCAGCGCCTCGTGGACAAGGTGGGGGTACAACTCCTCGGCCTCCTCCGGGTCGGCCTCGTATGCCTTGGCCCCCGTGTGCGTCACGCCCATGCCGACCTTCTCTGGCGCGGTCACGCCGAGATTCGTGTACCGGGTGCCGCCGCCCTGGTAGTCCCTGGGGCTGTTCAGTTGCACGACCACAGCCGCCCGTTGCTTGTCTACGTGGGGCGACAGGAAAGCGTTGTGACCCTCTCGCGCCTCATAGCAGGCGACGAACGGATCGAGGGGCCGGCGCAGGTCGATACCATGGATGGCAGCAACACTGGGCATGAGTTCCTCAGCGAACCTCAGCATGGCTAGCTGTAGCTGGGGCGCCATGTTCTCCGTGGGGAACTCGCGGAACCTCTTGTAGTTGCGAATGGCCCACTCCACGTCCTCGGGCGAGAAGTAGTCAGGATAGCCCGACAAGACCCTCGGGCATCCGTGGATGTCCTCCGCGTTCTCAGGACCGATCCAGCCGTTCGCGTTGCTGATGCAGTAGTCGAGGAGGTTGTCGCACTGCTTGGGCGTCATCACCTTCCGCTGGAAGACGCCAGGTGCGAAGTAGGACCATGAGCTTCGTTTGTTGAGAATCATGCGTAGAATCCGATCAGGCAGTACCGCTTACCACGCTTGAGTGCATGGGTACGGTGCCACAGTTCAGGGTGGAGAGTGACCTCCTGGTCGTCCTCATCTTCGAGGGCGTCACGACCGGGAGCGACGTAGTGAGTGAGGCCAGGGAACACATGCGCGTGACCCTGTTCGTCCTCGATGGTCAGGTCGAGGTCTGGGATGTAGGTGCCGCCACCTTCGTAGTCCATGGGACTCGACAGCGGCAGGACGAACGTGTTGAACGCATCGTAGTGGTCACTAAGATGCGACTTGAGGCCCTTCCGCCGCTGGTAGCAGAACACGAACGGCGCGATGACCTTGGTATGGTTACGACCCCATAGCCTGTCGAGGATGGGGATGATGTGGTCGAGGGAGTAGGACTCCCACGCCTCCTTGAAGCCTTCGATGGTGTAGAGCGGAAACTCCCGCACCTTCCTGCGTTGGATTAGCTCCACGATGTCGAAGTCGCTGGGGAACGCTGCCTTGACCTCGGGCAGCGCCGCCACCTTCTCCGCCGTCTCGGGCGTAGCCCAGCAGCCACGGTGCATCGGAGACTCCAGCACGTCGATGAAGCCCTCGCAGGCCACCGGGGTCCAGACAGGGAAGCGGAAGATCGAGGGACCGAGCCGCTCCACGTCTGACAGGTCGTTGGGCTCGGGCCCCATGAAGGGCGCGAACTCCAGAGTGACGGGCACTAGTCGTCCTCCTCCTCGTCAACGGCGTCCTCAGTCCACTCCATCATAGCCTCGTGCTGGATGCGGGCAGCGAAGGCCACGACCTCGGGCCTGTTGATCGAGCCCTCGCGGAGAGAGAGCGATCTGCCCCCAAGGAGTGACCCGACAAGAACGAACCCTTGCAGTCTCCCGCTCTCCGCATCGGCCAAGGCTTGCTTGAGCGAAGCGATGACCTCGGGGTCAGGTCGGTTGAGATTCAGTTCGGTTACTTTCGTAGTTCCGTCCATAGCGCGACTCCCAACAGGATGAGAAGCATACCTTCAACGATGTACGTCATGGTCTAGTCCAGCAGCTTGAACTCTCCACGACGGGTAGGGCCGGTAAGCTCGAAGCTGTCGTGACCCCACTCGACGATGTCGGCGTCCTTCTGGCTCTTGTCCAGGCGTAGCTCGTACTTGAGCAGGGTGATGCTCGTGAACGGACCCACGGTGTGCGTGACGGGGTTCTGCTCCTGGGCCCACTCGAAGCTGCCCTTGCCGCTCGGCTTGAAGGAGCCAGGCCAGTAGCGGATGGTGACCCCGACGACCTTGTCGTTGTCCATCGCAGGCTGTAGGTCAGCGATGCGTCCGATGACCGTGCCATGCTTCCGGCCTTCGATGTAGTCGAGGCGGAACCTCTTGCCGGCGTAGCGGGACAGGTGGCGCGTGGGGACGAGTGGGGACTTCGCGGCTTGCTTGTCCGTGTCGAATAGGTTGGGCTTGTTGTCGTTCACTGGATCTCCTGTAGGTACAGCATGAAGAAAGGGCGACCCCGCGTCAACGGAGCCGCCCTTTCCAGTGGCTAGATGGTCGAGGGAGCTACTACTCGTCCTCGTCCTCGTCCTCCTCGTCGTAGGTCCAGCCCACGATCACGGGGTCGTCGTTGACCTCGGGAGCGTAGACGTGGGCGTCGTCGCCGTCGTCGCACTTGACGTGGATGTACTCGTCGCCGTCGTCGTCCTTGTCCCTGCTCACGACGGTGCCGCGGAACCACTCGCCGTCAGTGGCGATGTAGACCTCGTCCTCGACGGACACGTCGGAGTAGTCGTTGCACTTCTGCGCCGTCTCCCCGTCAGGACCTTCGATCAGTTCGATGTCCTCCTCATCCTCATCCTCATCCTCATCCTCATCCTCCCCACCTTCGTCCTCGTCATCGCCCCCGTTGCGCTCCTCCAGCGTCTCCTTGAGGAACGACCGCTTGGCGCGGACGTTCTTGGCGTCGTCGGGGAACTCGACGCCCAGCACGGCGGCCAGGTCGTTGAGGGTCTTACCCTTCATGCCGTCCACGTCGTCGGGGTCGAGGTTGAGATCGCCGTCCTCGTCCACGAACTCGCTCAGGCTCTCGGGGATCTCGGCGGGTGCATCATCGCCCCCGTCGTCGGCGTCGTCGTCGGGCGCATCGGTCGAGGACTCCTCCAGCGCCTTCACCCGCTTCTCGATGTCGCGCATCTTCGGGGTCAGCACGGCGATGATCTTGTCGAACACGGACTTCTCCAGAGCCTCCAGATCGACGGACTCGGTCTGCTCCTCGGGCTCGGGCTCGGGCTCGGGCTCGGCCTTGCTCTTGCCCTTCGACTTCTTGCCCTTGCCCCCACCCTTGGCGGCTGCCTCGGCCTTCGGCGGGGCCTTCTTCTTGCCGGGCTTCTTGCTCGACTTCTCGCCCTCGCCCTGTGCAGCGATCAGCGCCTCGCGCAACTGCGGCAGCTTCTTGCCCTTGGTTTCGATACCGGCCTTCTTGCACGCCTGGCGCACTTCGGCAGCGGACATCCCCTTGATCTTCTTCTCACTCAGATTTGCCATGATGTGTTTCCTACTCGTTGTTGCTGTTGGTGTTGAGGTTGATGACTTCGGCCGCATGGGCCAGGAACGCAGCGATCAGATCATCTTCTACGCGAACCAGGGCGCTGCAAGCCCGGTCGAGTGCTTCGTAGACCGCCTGGTGATCGGCGGAGTAGTAGTAGCCCGCGACGCCACCATCGCGGTCGTGAATGAACATTTGGCGGTTGTGGCCGTTGCCAACGTCGTGGACCTCGTAGCCGTCCACCTTGTAGACATCGACGCTGTCGCCGTAGGCGTTCACAAAGCTATACAACTTGCGAACGGGAATGTCCTTGCCCTTCGGACCCAGTGCTGCCACGAGGCGGACGTAGGGCATAGCAAGGTCAGTACCTCGCTTGGCGATCCGCATCATCCCCCGGATGGGGGAATAGCGGGTGATGGGGTTGGGACCAAGCGCCTGGTCGTCATAGAAGAACAGGCGATGCTCCTCCCACTCGCGCCCGTAGATGTCACGGGCGACGCCGAAAACCGTGAGTGCCGTTTTCATGCGTCTGCGAGGGGCTTGAGGACGACCTTGTGACGGGGCTTGCCAGGCGTGACGACCTGGCCTGCCGTGTCGGGATCGACGATGCCGGCAGAGACAGCAGCATCGAAGTGCTTGAGGTTCACCCTGGCGATGTCGGGCCAGGTGATGACCTCGGGGCAGGCTTCGGTGAGGGCCTTGAAATCCACCTCCCGCGGGCGGGTGATGATGTTGGTCACGAGGAAGCGCTCCCCCGTGATGAGCGACTGCTCGCCCAACTTCTTGAGAGAGCTAGCTGCCTGGGCCTCCGTCTTGACCTCATCGAGAGCGTCGCCCTGTTCGGCCTCCAGTTCGCGGAGCGCAGCGAGCACCTTCTTGTGCTTGGCCTTGAACTCCGTGAGCGCAGCGGAGGCTGCCTCGTAGCGCGCGAGCGCCTTCTTCAACTTGCCCTGCTTGGGGCTTCCCTTGGTCTTTGCCATGTACTTTTCCGTTCAGATGTTCCGGGTTGGGCGAGTGTAGAGACACTCGATCGTTGTGATGTGAAGATCTGACAGAGCCGCTTCGACCTGCCAGAGTTTGTGGTGTGACAGGGCGAGGTGGACCTGCATATACAGGCGCCTCGCTCCTCGGTAGATCGTGGTGTCACCAAGGATGCCTCCTACGGTGTCCACGAGCGCCCGCGGCATTTCTCCACGGGAAAACATGGCGTTCAGATGATGCACTTGGTAGCGGGCGCTGACGCAGAGGAACCATGGGCCCCCGTTGTCGTTGACTTCGGCCAGGTGCAGACGCTCACGTTTGGAAGGGGTCACGCTTGACTTGCTCCCTTGCGATCTGCGTTGTGACGATGTGCCATGTGATGCGGTTGCGACCCCTGCGAGGGTCCAGAGCGCTCCGGTCCTGAATCACGTACTCCAGGGCGGATAGCTCCTCTAGTGTCGCCTTGGCGAGAAGGGACTTGATGTACTCGTCCGCGTTGTCGTGCCAAGGCTTATCCACGGGCTCGGCCCGCTTCGGTGTAGGTGGCTTGGACTTGCCTTTGGGGTTGCCCTTGCGCTTCGGCTTGGGCTTACCCTTCATACCAGGACGCTTGCCTGGCTTCGGCTTCCCTTTGAGCGCCACTATCTACGCCCCCAACGCCTCCGCAACGTGCTTCGGCACCTTGCCAGTGCTGGTGAGCAGACCCTTCTCCATGAGCCGCTCGACATCGCGCTTGCGGGCACTCTCGCCAGCGTTGATGGCTTGCAGGGCCCTGAACTGCCCGTCAGGCAGACCCTCGATGTTGGCCTTGGCCTTCTCTGCCTTGGGCGACAGAGCCGGCTTCGACTTCTTGGCCGCCTTCTTCGGCTTGCCCTTCTTCGGCTTGGCGACCTCCTCGGCCTTCGGCTCGGCAGGCAGCGCGTCGTCGGGCTTGTACCGGCCGATGTTCCGCTCATCCGCGGGCGCAGGCACCCCGTTGCCCTGGTGGACGCTGGCGATGGCAGCGACGAGCCATTCCGACTTCTCCATGCGGTAGTCGATGCCGACCGCCTTGGCCTGCTTGTTGAGGGACACGTCGGCCGCCGCCATGTATAGCTCGGGCCGGGTCATGTGCGGGAGATCCTCCAACTCCCAGCGCAGCTTGGCACCCTTCTTGGCCTTGGCCGCGGGGACGAGGATCCGCGGGATGCTGTTGTACTTCTCGGGGACCTCGGGCTCCTCCTCGGGCTTGTGCCCGTGCTCTCGGAGGTAGCGCGCCGCTCCGGGGTGAAGCTGCCACCCGTCCACGTCCTCCAGGGACGCGGAGGGGACAGGCCAGCCGGTGAGTTCGCACTCGGCGTCGCACTCGTTGGGCTTCCAGGCGGGGCGCTCGACAGTGCTGTGCGCCTTGCCGTTGACCCCGTTCTTCATGTGGGCGATCAGATCGTGAATGGCGGACACCAAGGGCTGATTGCCTTCCCTGATGGCGTCGCGTAGCTGTGCTGCTTGACTCATTGTTCTACTCTTTTGCCTTCCTAGCCCCGTTTGGGGCGTTTTTCGAGAGGGGCAACATACTATCATAGTATGCCGGCCCTGTCAAGTGCCCGTAAATGGCCGATATTGACGGCGTAGGGCCGATCTGGCGTTCTGGGCTCTGCGCAGCTAGACGCCGCCGTTCTCGATCAGGTCCGCCATGGCGTGACCATCCTTGAGTGCTTCGATGATGTCGGCGCCCACGCTCCACGTCTCACCGTCGTGCTCGACAGACCACGTAGGGCCTTCCTCGCCAGTGATGTCGCACTCCTCGGCGTCGGAGCGCTCGTAGCCACCGCTCTCCTGGGCCTCCATGATGCGGGTGCGAAGGTCGGGCATGAGCAGGCCCTTCGGGTCGCCACCGAGAGCCTTGTAGACGGCGGCCAACTCCTTGCGGGCCATGCCCTTGAGATCGTCGGGGCTGTAGCCACCTTCGGGGGTGGTCACTTCCGGCTCGGGTGCCTTGGCCGGCTTGCCCTTCGAGCCCTTGGTTTTCTTACCCTTGGCCTTAGCCTCGGGCTCGGCTGCCTTGCCCTTCTGGGCCCACTCCTCCAGCCTGACGGCGAGCCCGATGGCGTCGTTGGCTTGCTGGCGCAACTCCTTGGCTCGGGCGAGAAGGGCGGACTTGGACAGGGTGATGTTGATTTGGTCGTTCTTTGCCACTGTGTTCTCCTGGGGACGAAAAAGAGGCCCTCAGCACTTTCGCTGAGGACCCCTGGTTGAAGGTGGGGCGAGAGCGCGGCGCTCCTCGTGGATAGCCATTCTCTCACGGTCCCGTAGGACCATCAAGCCAGTATGGGTTAGTAAGAAGCGACAGACGGGCCGCCCGCCATGCCCACGACTCGGTACAGTTCTTCGGTCAGGCGGCCGTTGTTCACTATATCACTGTCGGGCAGGTGGACGGCAGCCGTCACCGTGCGCTGGGTCGCATCCTCTACGCCCCGACAAGCCACGCAGCCGTGCCCAGCCCGCATGACCACGAGCATGGCGCGAGGCTCCAGATGCTCCACCAGCGTGTCCAGAACGTCTCTGGTCAACTTCTCTTGCAGGTGCAGCCGCTTGCTATGGGCCTTGACGATGCGAGTGAACTTCGATAGCCCGAGCAACTTCGTGTCGGCCAGGTAGGCGATCCAGACGTGACCCGTGAAGGGCATGAGATGGTGCGCGCACGTCGAGGCGAAGCCGATGGGGCCAAGGCACACCACGTCGCCTTCCTTGTCCATCTCGGTCAGGTGGACCTCTGGCTGATCCGGGTAGCTGAGCGTCTCTCGGACCCACATCTTCGCCACGCGGCGAGGCGTCTCGGTCAGGTCGAGGAACTCGCGCTCCTCCTCGCTCACGTTGCCCAGTTCCATGAGCAGGTCGATGACCTTGCCCATGTACTCCTCGATCTTGCGCTGCGCCTTCTCCTCGGGCGGGATGGGTGGTCTACCTGTACGTGCCATCAGAGAATCCTCATCACCTTGTGCTGTTGGACGACCAGACGGATGTTGTGCCGTCCGAGGTAGCTGGATATGCTGCGCACGACCTCTTCGTCCGCGTCGAAGAACGCGCCCTTCTCGACCCATGAGTCCTCTAGCTGGACAGCGGCCCAGATGGGCTTGATACGCCCAACCTTACGGAGTGCGCGGATCAGTTCGACGGCGTTGCGAACCTCCTCGATGCTGCCGGCGACGACCTTGAGTTGTACGTGCTGGATGGCAGCCCACTCCTCGTAGGCGCTGACGATGCGCTCGGCTCCTTGTGTGGTTTTCCACCGATGCAGCTTCGGGCTGAGGCTGGCAAGGTCCACGACCTGACGTAGCTCGGGGCTCGGAGGCACCTCGCAGTTCGTCTCCATGGTGACGTGCATGTGCCCGTGCTTCCGCAGGGGCCCGAACAGACGCAGCAGAGCACCCTGCTGTAGTGTCGGCTCTCCGCCGGTCACGACGACGTGGTGGAAACCCCTGCCGATGGATGCCTCGATGGCGAGGCTCAGCATCTCAGTATCCACCTCGATGGCGTTGAACGTGGGCTTGGGCTGAAAGACCCGGAGCCGCAGATCGTAGTCGGGCAGGCTCTCGGGCGTGTCACACCACGCGCATCGAAGGTTGCAGCCGGCAGTGCGAAGGAACAGGGAGGGGGTGCCAGCGAGGAACCCCTCTCCCTGGACAGTCTCAAACAGACCGTCTTTGACGATGCGTAGGTCAGTCATCAGACTTGGCGAGATCGTGCGTGCTGTCGTCGGCGCGGTTCCACCAGACGGCGTCGGTCTTGTCGAGGCCCGCAGGAACCCAGGGGCAGATGATGCTCACCGCGTTCGTGGGCGTCTCTTGGATCTGGAGCTCGTGGCACATCAGACCGTCCTCGTCGCTGGCTCTCAGGAAGGCGTTGACCTTGCAGAGCAGCAGCGCAGCCAGTAGCTCAGTCGTCGGGTCACCTGGGCAGGTCACGAGGCGCTGGTAGGGCGCGTTGGATTGGAACCACCAGATGAGCGGGTCCGATTCGTTGAGCATGAGCGTGTGGTCGAGGTGTTGATCCACCCAACGGTGCCATGCCTTCTTCGTCTTGGAGAACTCGGCCACCATGGAGGACGGGTACAGGGGCGGCTGCACTTCGAGACGGTGGTGGATCCTGGCAGTGATCGACCATGTGTGCCCGTGGATGCTGCGGCAGCGCGGGGCGTCGGCCATGAGAAACCGATGCGCCGCCTCAAACCGGCGGGTGAAGATCAGGGTGTAGTTCGCATCCGTCATGGCTGAACCTCCTTCAAGGCGAGGCGCAGTAGCTCCCTCTGCGCCTCGCTCAACTCGATGGTAACGCTTACCCCATCAGCGGTCGTCGCCGTCAGGGTCAGGCTGAACAGCTTGTCCTGACTCGGCTCCAGCGTCAGGGAACTCCCGTTCATCTTCTCCAAGATCCACTTCGTCGGCGTCATCTTCGATCTCTGGGGCATTGTGAACGAACCGCTGTCCGCGCCCACGCTCACATTTGACCACAAGGGTCACCTGCCGAGGGTCGGGCGCGAAGTGTACCTCGATGTTGTCGATGGGGGTGGCGAGGTTGAAAACAGACTTCTCATCGCCAGCTTCCACGAGGAACTGCTGCAAGGCGTCCATCATGGTTTCGAGGCGGATGAAGTTGTCATCCAGCACCAACGGACCTCGACGGTGCGTGAAGTGCTGGCGTTCGTAGTCGTGGCGACTCCTGCGCTTCGGTCGAGCCATCAGCCGAGATCCTTATCCGAGACGCAGACGATGCGACCGGCGAGGGGGCTGCCAGGGTTCGACGCCATCTGAAAGACCCCGAACTCGTGGCGCATCAGGTGGCGGATCGGCTTCTTGCCTTCGGGCTGGAGCTTGGCGGCGTAGACCGACAGCGGGATGAAGTCGAGTTGGTTGTCTTGGTAACCTTCCGCCTTGGCTTGCTGGTACTCCTCGTGAAGCTGGCGGCACTTCTCCAGCGGCAGATGGACGACGGAGGGGCCAGGCTCCTCGCGGATGAACAGATGGTTCACCAAGTCCTGTAGCGCGGCGCTGCGACGCATGGACTGCTTGGCAGTGCGTGGGTCGGCGTTGGTGAACCGCTCGGCTGCTGCCTCGGCCTTGGCGGGGTCGAGCAGGATGATCTGACCCTTGTCGTCCAGGCCCTCGCCGGGGCCGATGGTGCGCATGTCCCCACCGTCCATGCCCATGCGTGCGCTCACCGTCAACGGGGTGTCCATGGATTGCTTGTTGCGCTCCTGCTGGAACCTGTCGGCCCGCTCGCGCACCTCCTCATCGGACAGCTTCTCGTCCGGGTCGAACAGCTTGCGCACCTCGGGGTCGGACAGGTTGGTCAGGTCACCCTGGGATCCCACCTTCTCCATGATTTCGCTACGTGTGTCTTTGGTCATCACTTCTTTCCTCTCGCAAGGTCCTTCAACCTGTCTTTCTGTTTTGATGAGAGTGGACCGTACATGAGGTCGAGAAAGACCTCGAAGTCCAAGTCCACGCGGAGCCGACTCGTTCCAAACAGCTTGTAGATGATGACGCCAGGTTCGGAGGACCCAGCTTCCTTTGCGTCTTGGTCGAGTTTGCGTATCCATGCTGGTAACCCTAGTGTCTTGGCGTTCTTGGTTTCGGTGCGGAACGGCCACCGCTTCCGAGCCTCAGTGCTCTGGCGGATGTCCTCCTCACCTTGCTTGCCGCCGTGGTTGGATAGGAAGTCGTCAGGCAGACCTGTGACGTAGCCAAGCATCCGCGCAACGATGTGCTGCAACTGCTTGCCCTTGCGTTGAGAGTTGCGGCCTCGTGCGCTCGCGCTCACGTCAACCTCCGAGCCGGTTCAAGGTGAGGTAGAGGATCGTGACGGTGCGCTCCACCCTGGCCCCGTCAGGGTTGCGGCGGTCGGACACCATGCGGTCCTCCATGGCTGGCAACGTCGTGACGTAGTACCCCATGCTGGACATCAGCTTGTTGAGCTCGACCACGCCCTTGACGCAGGCGCTCACGGCCGAGATCCCCATCGCTACCAGATGGATGGACAGGTCGCGGTTCTCCTTGTAGCGAGCCCTGATGGCACCCGCTAGTTGTTTCGCGTTTGTGCTCCCCGAAACGGGTATTTCCATTGTGTCAGTCGGCATCTCTCCACTCTCGCTCAGTCTCCCTCCGCGTCTGCTCGCGCGAGAGCACCTTGATGGCGCGCTCACACCCGTGCAGTCGTGCCTGCAACAGCTTCACCATCGCCTTGCGCTCCCGCTTGGTTTTGCGCGTGGCTTTGGCCCGTGGTTCAAGGAACGCACTCGCGTTCCTCCATGCTGCGTTCGGTCCCTCGTCGGACACCCGCAGAATCTCCTCTGCTGCGGTGACCTTCTCGTCCTCCTCGGCTTCCAGTTCGTCCACGTCGGCCACCGCGAGGCAGTGCTCCACGTAGTTGGCGAACGCGACGAACTGTCCGTGCAGGCGACCCAGGTAGGAGTCGTCTAGCTCGGTGATGTCGGGAGGCAGGGCAGGGATGAACTCTTGGCCGTCTGAGTCGAGAGGACGTTTGGGGTCGGATAGCCGTAACTTCTTGCGCTGGTGTTCCAGCACCCGTTGGGCGAGGGAGTGAGGGGAGGGTTTCTCACTCTTGGCCTTGGTCTTGACTTTGATTCTCGGCATGGTCGTGTGGGGGCGTAGTGGGGTCGTTAGAAACCCATGGCATCATGGATAGTATCCCAGTCCAGCAACGACTCATCTTCGCAGACGTTGTGGTAGGGACAGAAGTAGCAGTGGTCGGTGTCACCCTGGGGTAGCTCCTCCCACTCGATCGCGTAGATGATGTTCTGCAACCGCTGCTCGATGTCCGCCCAGATGAGCGGATCCCAGGGCAGGTAGAACTCCTTGAAGCGCTGAGAGTCCTTGCACTCCACGAGGATGATCGCAGCGCGTAGGTTGGTCGCGGCCATGTAGAGGTAGCTCTGAACGAGCCACTCATCCTTGGGGCCTGCCAAACCATCGAAGCTCTTGCGGCTGGCGGTCTTGATCTCCACCAGATAGCGGTGGTGCGGGTTCGTGGCGACGATGGCGTCTAGCTCACCGCTGACGTGGAGCCCTGGGATGGTGAGCCGCACGTCCTCCCAGACCTGATGGAAGCGGCCCTGCCTCCAGCACTCAAACAGGTAACCCTGGATGCGCTCGTGGCCGAAATGGCCCACGTCGAAGATGCGCTGTAGCTTCGAGTCTGGAGCCCCACCATCGTCGGGAGCCTCGACGGTCGAGAACACCGCACGACGTGGGCAGCCCCCGGCTGACGAGGGGTGGATGACGAACTTTGCTCGGGGCTCTTGCGGTCGCGGCTGGGTCCGAAACGGCTTCCACCCTTCGTACATGCACTTGGCAAGGGCGGGGCCGATCTCGGACTCCAGCGCGATGAAAGGCGGAGGCTCGTCGGGCGGGTCGATGACCTCGTAGTTGCGAGCCTTGGCGTAGTCGAACGGGACGCGACGGTGCGACGGCTTCTTGACTTTGATCTTGGTCAGCTTCATGGGGTCGGGTGTGGTGCGGAGCACCGGGCGAATGGTGAGTGGGTCAAGGTTACCGGCTAGCTTGCCTGGCGTCTAGTTCGGCGTCTGATGTTGTTTTTACGCACCGCAGTGGGGGTTCTGCACCATCCACGGTGGTGGCGGCGGGCCTCGCAGCCGAGGTACTTCTTGAGCGAGATGGCTGCGGAGACGAGTGGATAGTCGAACCACTCGGGGCGGTAGCAGAGGGGCATGTACTTCCAGTGCGCGCCAGCGGAGAGCCCGAACGCGCCGCGAGTAGCCCACCCGTTCGGCACGTAGGGCTGACAGGTTCGGTTCAAGTGCCCGAGCCTCACCTGCCCCCAGTATTCACGGGGAGAGATGTGGGCGTCACCGCTGTGCGCTCCGATGGCTTGGCATCGAGACTCGCGGCGGCAGATGGCGATGAGATCGTCGGCAAGGTCAGGACGACCAACAGCCGCGGTCACGATGTGAGCCGCCATCCGAGGGGGCACCTGGATGGGTAGAGCTAGGGAAAGGATGACCAGGAGTGTAGTTACTGCTTTCATAGGTCCAGATCCGAGTCCTCCAGTATAGCAGTGAAGTCCGCCCAGCGAAGCACAGCATACTGCTCCCCATCGTTGGTATGGAACTCTATTTGCATAACAGGGATGCGATCCTCCACGTTGGCATCGTCCACCATCTTGCGAAGATCCTTGATGGTCAGCGTGTACTGCTTCTTGCCCGTGGTCTTGGCTTGGATGAGGAAAGTCTCACCCTTGTTGTCGCCCTTGAGAAAGCCTGCGCCTGAACCGGGAACACGACGTGCGCCCTCCCGGCCCAAGCGAGCCTCCTGCACTTTCCAGCGCTTGCGACGCTTCAACTAACGCCCCTGTCCAGGGCGAGCCACTCAGGGATGGAGATCGCCCCGCTGCCGTCGTCGTACATCACCTGCCGCTTGATCTGCGAGCGCGGGATCCATGCCTCCGTGCCGCATGTGAAGCGGAACAGCACGGACTTGTCCGAGGTGCTGATCTCCTTCTCGAAGAAAACCTCGATGGGTTCGGTGCTATCCACGGTGACTCGTCCCCGCGATGTAGGTGGCGTGAAACAGACTCTTGAGTAGCGCCACGACGTGATCAGGAAGCGCATCCTCGCACTCCTCCTTCACGACCTTCACCATGATCCGCGCCTGCTCAGAGCCGGCAGACACGATAGAGGGCGAGCCTGGTTGCTCGTGAATCTCCTTGAGCACCTCACGGGCCCTGCGCTGCGCTACGCCGATCCTGGGGACGAACTCGGAGCCCTCGCACTCCAGATCTTCCTGCGTCATCTCGGCCAGGTCGTCGTTCAAGGGCAGCAGCGCGTGGAGAAGGAGCACCACGCTGTCGTGCAGCGGCATGTCCTCCGTCATCTCCTGCAACTCCTTCTCCAGCGACTCCAGATACCTGTACGCCCTGTCAGCGTTGTTCTCGGCGTCCTGTGCCTCAGACACGGCGGATGCTGCGTCTGAGGCTGCGGCCGAGATTGACTCTTTGATATCCTCGATGGCTTCTTTGATCTCTTGCTTGGTCATTTCCTTACTCCGTGCCCGGTACGCTGTGCGCACCGCTCTGTTCGATCGCCTTGTCGATGACTGCGTCGTAGACCTCTTGGTAGAGGCTGGGGTCGTTCCAAAGGGCTGCGTCAAAGTTCGCCTTGCCGTGAATGCGGGTGCCACCGTAGCTGTAGTGAGCGCCCGATCTGTCGATGACGCCGAGCATGACGCCCAGCGCTCGCACCGTGCTGACGGTGTCGATCTGCCCTGCACGCCACGACTGTCCGTCGTGCGTGTGGTTCTTGACATGAAGGGTGAACCTGGCGTCGCGGTCGGGAGGCCCGCCGCGCATCTTGTGGCCGAAGACCCTGAAAGTCTTGGCGTACACGTCCCGCCGCTGGTGCCCGTCGTAGGACACCGTGTCGCTCTGCTCGTCGGACGCGATGTGGTCGAAGAACACGCTCTGGGACCAGAAGTGTTTGAGCCCCTGCCCGCCGGTCGGGTAGAACTGCTTTTCGCGGCGCATGGCTCGTACACCGATCGCCACACGAGCCTGATTGATGGCGACAACCATGGTTTGATTCAGGTTGCGGCCACTGGCGTCGGCGTTGCCATCGTCGTCGTAGTAGGTGTTGAACGCCGACTGCATGAAGCGCTGGAAGGTGTTGAACAGCTTGGCCTCACCGCCATACTCGGACGGGTCGCTCACGTCCTTGTCGTCTAGGATGCGGGACGACGTGATGGCACCGAGCGAGTCGAGCCCCAGGAAGTCGAAGGCGTTGGACTTCGTCAGGTCGTAGATCATCTGGAGCACCTCGTCGCCTGCCCGGTGCTGGACGAGCACGAGGGGCGAGTACCCTGCGTCCTGGTAGAACAGGTTGTACCGCTCTGCCTGCCTCCGCTTGGCCTTGTCCATGCGCTCCAACTCCTTGGAGCCGTAGGGGATGAACACGCCGACGTTGCGCCACCACCCCTTGTCGAAGCCCTCGACGGGAGCGAAGCCGCAGACGAGTCCAAGGCTCTGGAAGTGTCGAATCACCGCGGCTAGGCTCGTCGTCTTGGCGCAGCCCTCTGGGCCCCAGAACTGCGTGATGCGACCACGGATGATGCCGCCGTTCGTCACGTAGTCGATGGCTGGGTTGTTGGTACGGACCTTCTGGAACTCTAGCTCCTCGATGTCCGCGCCCACGAGCACGGTGCCCTTCCCACCCAGCTTCTTGTTGATGGTGTTGGCGATGTCGCGGACCTTCGCCAGCTTCGCGTCAGGCTTGGCCTTAGCCTTACCTTTCTGCTTGCCGCCTTTCAGCTTCGGCTTATCGGACTTGCGTGGCATGGGGCCGCCCCCTTCCGATCCGGGTCCGCTGGATGCGGACTGCCTTCTTGCCGGTGCCCTCGAAGGTCTGGTCGAGGAGGGCGACCACAACGTCGTCAGCGGTGTTGCCGTCGAAGTGCGCCACGGCGACAGACTGCATGAAGTCATCCTCGTCCTGGCAGAACTCCCAGTACAGGGCGATGATGATGCGCTTAGCTGTCCGCTTCCACCCCATTGGTCCCCTCCTCTCGGCGCTGCTTCTCGGCCTTGAGCACGTCGAGCCACTCCTGCCACTCCTGCTCGCTGCTCCACAGTTCGTGGCCTTTGGACTTCACGACGCTGTCGATCACCCCGTCGAGCCGGCTCGTCTCGATGTTGTGCGCCCGTCGGCGCAGACTCTTGAGTCTCTGTTCCTTGTCGTCAGTCATGCTGCTACCTTCCAGTCGTGCAGTTCTCCATCTTCGCAGAAGTCGCAGCCCTTGCCGCGACACTTGGGGCACGTAAACATGCCACCTTCTTTGGCTTCCGCCCATGAGTGGCCCCAGTGGCCGTCAACGCGGAAGTGAACCCCTGCCATGGTTTCTGCGGGCATGGCGTTCTCCATCACCTCAATCATGCGGGCCAGCGCGGCCTCGCGGTGCTCCAGCTTGCAGGTCGCCACGATCTCGTCGTGAACCTGGAGCCGCATGATGAAGCCGTACCTGGCAAGCTCTAGGTCGTTCTCCAACGCCACCATCGCCGTGCCGACGATGTCCTGGGCGCTACCCTGGATCGGGGTGTTCATGGCGCGGCGCTCTGCGGCGCTCCGGTACTTGCGGTTGCGGCTGTTGATGTCGGGCAGTTGGCGGTAGCGACCCAGGATGGTGCGCGCTGCCCCGTTCTCGTGGGCGTATGCCTTGGCCCAGTCCATGTACCGCTTCACGCCAGGGTAGAGGCGGAAGAACCTGTCGAGGATGTCGTTGGCTTCGGCTTCGGTGATACCCAGGTCGTTGGCTAGCTTGAAGGCCGACATGCCGTAAGCCAGACCGAAGTTGATCGCCTTGGCTGCGGAGCGCTTGATACCAAGGCTGTCCGCCGTCGCCTGGTGAACGTCGCCAGACTTGAGCACGTTCCAGAACGACGGGTCGTTGAACAGCACCATCGCGTAGTAGGCGAGGATGCGTAGCTCTAGCTGCGAGTAGTCGCAGACGAGCATGACCTCACCCTTCTCGCAGATGAATGCGTGGCGGATACGCCGGCCCATGCGGGACCGTGCGGGGATGTTCTGGAGGTTGGGGCTGTTCGATGCGAGGCGACCTGTCCTCGTGCCCACCGAGAAGTTGGAGTGGACGTAGGTGTACGGACCCTGGTCGCGGAGGCCCGAAGCGTGGCGTGACCGCATGTTCCGCTGGAGCGGGTAGAGGGTGCCGCTGATCAGCTTCTCGACCTTCTGCCGTTCCTGTAGCAGCTTGATCGCCGTCGCGTCCTCCTCCGACACCCAGCCGTCCTCCTCGACATAGCATCGAAGGATGTACTGTAGGGCGCTCTGGTCCGTGCTCGGGAAGAACTCGACATCGCCGTCCTCGGGCGGGTCCTCGTTGAACGGCAACTCCTTGCCGACGATGACGATGTCAGTGCGTCGCTTTGTGTCCTTGAACTCTCGTGCCTCGCCCTCTGGCCCGAACAGCAGGTAGGACTTCTGCTTCGGGCTGTTCCAGTTGATCTGGCACCCAGCCCAGCGCCACAGCCTTGCGTCGAGAGAGTCGCGGTACGCCTCGTACTCCTCGATGAGCATCTCCACGATGCCAGGGTCAACGCAGACCCCTTGGCGCTCCATGTCGTGCAGAGTGTTGACGGCGTAGGAGCACCCCGTGTCCTCCCAGTATCCGAGGAGGCCACGAGAGTCCCCAGCCCACTCCCAGTCGCCCAGCTTGCTCACCAGCACGTAGTAGAGCCGCACGGTGTCGAGCACGTCGAAGGTCGAGTACACCTGCTGGAACGGGCGCATCTCCTCGTCCTCGACGCAGTTGAGCATCCCGTACCACTCGACAGCCTTGCCCAGCGAGCCGTCCTTCTTGAACTTGTTGACGGCGAGCGCTTGCTTGGTTGTGAGCCGCTTCTCACCCAGCAGCTTGGACACGAGCCCCATGCCACCGTCGAGCGCGTGGCTGATCCGCTCTGGGTACTCCAGACGGCTCATGTATAGCGTATCCCCAACGATACCATCGAGGCAGATACCGTGGTTGCGGAAGATGTGCTTATCGAAATCGACGTTGTGCAGAACCTTGGGGTGGTCATCTTCAAGCCAGGGCTTGAGGAGGCGCACCATCTCGGGGTCGCGGCAGTCGATCCACACACGCTCGATGGTGACCTCGTCGCGGCGGATGGCGGCGACGATGGCGTCCACGTCGGCGTACTGCTCGATGTCCTCGATCCACGCTAGCTGCGTGGTCACGAGCCGACCCTTCCCGGCCGCGCTCTCGCTGCTCGGGTCGATGTCGTCCGCCTCGGTATCAACGGCCACCACGGACGAGACGCCCTCCAAGTAGTCCAGCACTTCGGCTAGCTCGGAGGGCGTCTCCACGGTCCAGATGGCTGCGACCTCGGCGTCTACGTCGTAGGGGTACTGCCCCTCTCTGTAGAGCGCAGGGAGCATGACTCAGCCTCGTTTCGAGAACATGCCCTTCCCGCCCTTGCCACCCTTCTTCTTTTTCTTGCCGCCGACGACGGGGGCGGAAGGGGTCGGGCCGCGAGCGGGTGCCTTGCCAATGAACTTGAGTTGCTCCTCCACACTCGGGGGCGCCAGTTCGCGGTCGTAGTCGGGGAGGGGCGTGCTCAGGATCACCGCGTCCTCCTCGTCCGTGTAGTCGAGGGGTCGCACAGGCAACTGCTCCGTGAACGTCCAGTTCTTGCTCGTGCCCTCGCCCGTCATCACGCACCGCACGTCCACGTCGCACAGCCGCGCCGGCTTGGCGTCGTCGCAGTTGGAGCACTCGTACATGGGCTCGGGCACGCCCTCCTCGCCGCACTCTGGACATTCGACGTTCTGCATCTCCTCGGGATTCCACCCTGCCTCGATGAGTTCGTCCCAGTCGTACTCCTCCCCGCAGTGGGGGCAGCACGCGCCCGTGGGCTTCACCTTGCCGGTGCCGCAGGATCGGCAGTGTCGGCTGATGCGAGCCGAGAGGTCCAGCACGAGATCAGCGAACTTGTTGGCAAGGTTGAACATGCGCATACCGTTGGCGTAGGTCCGCGCATAGCCGGTCTTGGCACACCACTCGTTGAAGGCGTCGTTGTCCTCGAACTTCAAGTCGCCCTCGTCCATGCCTTCGCGGTCGAGGATCTTCTTGTTGCGAGAGCACTGCTTGCAGTGGCCCTTCTCCTCCATCGTGCAGGGCACGTACTCGTCCTTCTCCTCGTCGCCGCTCGGGATGCGGTGGACCTTGCGGTAGTCATAGAACGAGAACCAGTTGGTCGTCTGCGGCCAGCCGACGCCCTTGTCACCGCTGAGCCTGGCCTTGCAGATCTCGCAGTCCGTCTTGGTACGGATGTCACCAAGCACAGCCGCCTCGGAGTCTCCGCAGTTCATGTAGGTGAAGGCGCCCTTGCGACCCTTGTTGCGATCGACGTAGTGGCGTGCGTTCAACGCCGGCTCCAGACTCTTGTAGCGGTCGAGGATGGCGTCAACGAGTTCGGACTTCTCCATGTCCTCCTTGAACACCGCCTGGATCTCGCTACAGATCTCCACCAAGTCGTCAGTGTCGAGCTTGTTCAACTCGCCCTCCTCCCAGACGCGCGTCGGGGGCTCGGTCAGCCCGCGAAAGCGACCGATGAACGGCTCGTCGGTCTTGGCCTGGATTCGGCGGTTGAAGCGTCCACCGCGAGAGCCGCGGTCCTTCGCCGCAGCCTTGGCGGCCTTGGCAGTCTTTACTCCTCTGAGTGTCATTCCGTGTTCCTGTTCCGGGTAGCTAGCCACCGTATCGAAGTGACTAGGCTTAGGTTGGGGTTGGGGTTCTGGGCGAGATCGCCCGGATCGTCTGTAGGATAAGATAGGACCCTGGTTTCGGTCGAGCCAGCATCCCGAAGTAAGCGGATCGCTCGCTGCGTACCTTTGATGCCCTCGCGGTCGTTGTCGTAGGCGAGCACCACGAGGTAGTTGGAGAGTAGCTTGGCCTGCGCCTTGCTCATCCACGAACCGTTGGTTGAGCACACGGGGATGTCCATGTGAGGGGCCAGACCGAGGCAGTCAAGCTGGCCCTCTACGATAGCAACCATCTTCGCATCCTTGGGCACAAGGTCGAGGCCCCAGACGTGGTCACTCTTGGAGAACTTCGAGTGGACGTAGAGCGCCCCGTCCTCGGCAACGCGGCGGGTGATGCCCACCAGCTTGCCCTCCGCATCGTAGTTGGGGATGACCACCTCGTTCGTGAACAGGTCCATCCCGATCCGGTAGTGCCAGATCCACTCGGGGTCGAAGCCGCGGCCCACGAGGTAGTCGGACAGCACCTCACGGTACGGCTCGATCTCCCACGGGCCCATGGGGTCGTCAGGGATGTCAGGTCGATGGTGCTTGACCCATCCGGCGGTGTCGGTAGCGGTGCTCTCCGCTTCGCTCCGACTCATCCTGTAGGCTTGCATGAGCAGGGACACGAGATCGCCTGTCACTCCACAGCGGTGACAGAAGAAAGCGCCCACGCGACCGTTCTTGCCGACGTGGGCTACTCGGAAGCTGCGCCGCTTGCTCTTGCAAACGGGGCAGCGCGACTCGAATCCCTCGGGTGTGGGGCGAAGGTCCTTCGCACCCAGGCGAGTGAGGGTCGATTCGATGGGGTTCATGTGTCGTCCGTTGGCACTCCTAGTGCGTTGAGGGCGTCATGGTAAGCCCCTTGCTTACCACGGAGGATGGCGGTGATGACCATGCTCCTCTCGGCGTCGCTGGGCTGGTTCAGTTGGGAACAGAGCGCGAGGATGACTGAGATGGTCGCCCTGGAGCGGTCAGTGTGGCCGCCCGTGGCCTTGGCACCCTGCTCGATGCTCTGCGCCACGAGGCGCAGATACTCCAAGATGGTGTAGCGAGCCACCTCGCGCTCGTCCAGGCTGGCGAGGCGATCCAGTAGCTCCATGTACTCGGCCTTGTCTTGGCGGAGTAGCTCTCCAGGTGAAGTCCTCACGCCGCCAGCACCTCGTTGAAGGACTTGTAGGAGGGGTGGGCCTTGTAGTCCATGCGGATCGTGGCGTCGCACTCCTCAGCGATGTCCACGAGGAACTCGGCAAAGACCTTGCCCACGTCGTCCGGTTTGTTCGTGTAGACGCAGTGCATGGTGAACTCCAGCCCGTCTTGAAAGTGCCCCTCCTCCTTACCATCATGGATGGTTTGCTTGATGTCGCGGAGGAGATCGTCGGGGTTGAACGTGTCCACCGTGCTCTTGGCGTCCCAGGCGTACCCGAGGTAGTGCGTGTTCGCCCCGTTGCCATGGTAGGTGACCCAGTCGAAGGGCAGGTTGTAGTACAGCACCGAGTTCGGGCCGCTGATGACTTGATACGGGACGCCGTTGTTGTAGTCCTGCGGAACGTACCCGCGGTAGCGGTCGGCCAGCGCCATCGCCCGCACCCATGCGTCGGTCTGCTGCTGTTCGTTCAAGTCCTGCCAGCGGACCCCGTTCATGTTCCCAGAGGGCTGCGACCGCCAGATGCCTGGAGCCGTCTTGCCGTTGGGCTGGGGCACAGCCGGTGACCAGGACAGCCCTTGATTCGCCCAGTAGTCTCGGCGGCTGGAGTGCGTGCCGAAGCCACCCTTGACGGCGGTGTGGTGGAAGCAGATACCACGCTTCTTGGTAAGCCTGGTCGATCCGGTCGTGTCTCCGATCTCAGTGTGGGGGTTGTACCACTTGATGTTGTCGGCGCCGCGGTCCTGCACCTCGCGCTGGTCGTAGTGGGCGAACAGGAAGTCATGCGAGGCGTCCTCCGACTCGCCGCTCTCCTTGTCCTGCTGCTCCTTGAGGGTCAGCAACTTGCCCTCCGCGATGGATCGCAGATGGCACGACTCCTCAAAGAGAAGTGAGGCGAGGTAGTTGATGTGCTGCTGGACACCAGCGTCGTGGAAATCCATCGCCAGCATGGCGAGATGGTTCGACGTGGACGATGTCACCGCCTGCGACTGGTTGAGCAGAGCGATGTCCTTGGAGGTTGCGAGTACGATGTCACTCATCTTCGTTGCGCTTCTTTCCGACGACGGGTGCCCCGACAACCCGTCCTTTCCGTTTTGGTTGATCGTCAAGGTCAGGGGCCTCGCTGAACTTCAAGCCAAAGTCTACGCACGGTCGGGCGTGGATGGTGAACTGGCAGGGGACGCCCTCTCGGAGCGTATTGACGAGCACCAGTAGGTGCTTCTCCTCGGGGAACAACTTGAGCTTCATGGCAAGGTCGCAGTCTTGGATCGGGGCGTCACCTAGCCCCATCTCGGCGCCTGCGTCGCTGTCTAGCTTGCTACTCACCTGTCGGTTGCCTTGGCTCGTGATGAGCCCGACAAGGTTGCGGCGCAGGAGCACCTGCTTGAAGCCCTGCGAGAACGAACGGAAGGACTGCCAGTTGGAGTCCTCAGCGAAGAAGTAGGCGCCGTCCACCCAGACAACGTCGCCCTCCTCTAGCTCATACTGCTCGCAGAGCGCGTCGAGTTCGGCCGCCGCCGCAGCACCGTAGCCCTCGATGCTCTCGACGTAGAACGATCCCACCTCCTCGATGGCGTCCGCGGCGTCGGACATCATCTCCTCCTCCGTGGGCTCCAGGTCACCGCTGCGAAAGCGGTTGTAGTCCACGCCCGCCCAAAGGCAGAGCCACCGATCTTGGATCTGATCCTTGCCCATCTCCCGGCTGACGGCGATGACCCGTCGATGGTGGTGGTAGATCCAGTGCTTGAGGATGACCATGGCGACCCACGATTTCATCTGCTTAGCGCGGGCGTAGATGAGGTTGTAGCTACCGTTGTGGGCGCCGTTCGTGGTCCGCTGGAGCGGGGGCCAGGGCCAGGGGAGGCCGAGAGAACCCTTGTTGTCCTTGCGGTAGTGGTAGCGGTCCTTGGCGTCGTGGACCGTCGCGGCGATGTCCGCCCCTGCGTCTCGGACGATGCTTGCCTGCAACCGAGTCAGGTCGGCCACGAGTTCGCTCAGCGCAGCGCGAGGGTCACCCTCTAGCTCGATCGCAGCCTCCTCCGCGATGTCGATGGCTCGGTTGCGGATGTACCTCTCCTGCACGGTCTTGAGCATCGCCTCGTGGCTGTCACTCCAGTGCTCGAAGGTGAAGCCAGGCAACTGCTCGCGTAGGAGCGCGCGGCTGATCGTCTCGCGGTGATCCTGGTAGTGGGCGGCGATGATGTTCCACGCCTGCCGGCACTCGGGATCGAAAAACCATTGAGTCTTGACGTAGGCAGTGACCTCGTCGGCCGCTTCGTTGTCGATGATGGTGGTAATCAAACCACGCTCGGGATTCTCGGGCATGTGGCCTCCAAACGAAAAAAGGGCAGGGGCGCCGAAGCGCCCCCACCCGCGGGGTGTGGTCAGGCAGCCACGAGGTAGCTGCCAGCAAGCTGTTCCAACTCGTGTCGCCGGTCACCGTCCTCGACGGTGTGAGCGATCCACGAGATCGCGTTGGAGAGCCGGTACTGCGTCTTGCCGGGGGGCAAGTTGTGCTCGTCGGGGCCCTCGAAGGCGCCCTTCACCGCTTCCCATTCGCCCTTGGTCAGCGACTTCTTGAGCGAGCCCAGCGTGTTGAAGCTGGCGATGCCCTTCTCGTTTGCCAGACGCAACTGCTCCATGCGGTTGTTGACGGCGCCAGGCGCAAGCACCTGCGTCACGATGTCGCCCACCGCGGACGCCATCGCAGCCGTGTCCAGTTCGTAGGTCTGCTGGGAGAACTGGATGTTCTCATCCAGCCGCCGCCCAAGGTGAACCTGGGACAGCGACTCCTCGGTGATCGCCTTGTTGGTACAGGCGAGCCGCAGCATGAACCCTCGGATGGACAGCTTGCCGTTGCCGTAGTCCGAGTTGGAGAACTGGATGCCGAAGCACGTAGGTTCGTTCGGCACCGGCTCGAAGATGTGCGGCAGCACGATCTTGAGGAACACCTTGGTGTCCGTCACGGTGCCCTCACAGGGAAGGCCGCCGTAGTTGTTGACCGATCCCAGGAACGCATCGAGGATCGGGCGCGAGTCGAGGCGACGGTACTTGTCCGAGAGGACGGCACGCACCTCGTGGAGCGTGTGGTTCCGGGGCTTCACGGAGCGGATGAGGAACCGCCGGTCGTCGTGCTGCGCCAACTCGTTGAGGTTGTGGGTGAGCAGTTCGTGCTTCCACGGGATGTCCATGGGGTCATCCACCTTGAGTAGCGAGTTGACGTAGTTCGTGCTCATGCCCAACCGCGTCGCGGCTTGAGCGAGCCCGTTGGGGTGCAGCGGGCGGAAGGCGCGGATGCCACCCTCGTCTGGTGCCCGTGCAACGTACACGCGCCCCGGGCCCTCCTCGGGCTCCCATTCCCCGATGCGGTGGTAGGGCCGGAACTCCAGGCCAGCCGCCTTGACGACGGTGTCTGCCGGCACCGTGTCGAGGATGTGGTTGACCGTGCTGCTCGCGGACGCGGTGCCCTTGGCGATCATCGCCTCGAACTTGGTACGGGCGTGCTTGGCCGCCTCACTGGCAGCGACGTTGTAGTCCTGGTTGCTGTGGTGAATCATTACCATGGTTGCTGTTTCCTTGTGTTGCTAGCGCCCTGCCCCCGATGAAGGACTATTCCGGCATCGGGCGACCGTGGGCTATCTGCGTGTCGAGTGAAGGGCGTAGTGACTAAGCTAAGAGGTTCGGAAGTCGGGCCCGTCTACGAGGACGACCTCGCCGTTGCCCAGGATGCGGCTTCGGAGGCTTCGCCCGTACCGTTGCGACAGGGCGCAAGCGTCGGGGTCCTCCTCGTCCACCGCGAGGTTGGTTGTGATGAAGGTGAGCCCGCGGACCTGCATCCGCGCTGCGAGCAAGCGACCCATCTTCTCGGCCATGCGGTCGGGCTCCTTGCCGAGATCGTCCAGCAGCAGGACGGGCGAGGGGACCAGAATGCGGTGCCACTCGTCCGCAACAGTGAAGTCGTTGGGGAAGGTGAAGCAGTCCACCCACCATGCCATCCACCTGCGGGCCACGAGTTCGTTGTGCAGGGTCGCCATCGCGGTCGTCTTGCCGGCACCTTCCGGCCCGTACAGCACGACCTTGGAGCCTGCCATCGCCTTGCGGGGGTCGCTGACGATCTCGCTGACGACATCATGCAACGTACCATCCAAAGTGTCGAGCATGTATCCCTGGTATCGTTCGGGAGGAGTTAGCCTCATAGACCTTTTCGCTTTCGTGTGACGGTTGGGGTTGACGATCGGGGTTTCGTGTACTCGGCACGTCCGCCCTGCTGGCGGGGCTTGATGACCGCCAACACGTAGGGCTGGTTCTCGTCGTTCGCCAGCCACTCCAGGCGCAGGTAGTTCACCCACGCCAGCTTCTCGGAAGTCCAGAACGCCTTGACTGCTCGGGCAGCGTCAGCGCCGTAGATCTCCACCACCCGCTCAGCAACAGATCGCCCTACTGCCGGGCAAGGGTGACCCATCTGCTTCTCGTAGTGGTGCCGCCAGGATTCGATCACCTCGTCCTCGGGGCAGGGGCTCGTGGCGTGGCTGGTTGGCGGTTGTGGTTGTGGTTGGGGAGTGTTTCTCTCCATCCCTCCCCTACACAAGCCCCCTTTAGGGGGCAGTGTAGTGGGAGACTCTGCATCCGTCGAGTAGGTATGCCGTGAGGGCGTAGCGGCGTCCGTGCCACCGCGCCTAAGTTTGATCGTTGCCATAGTAACTCTGTGTCTCCCTGTCGTAGTAGCCGCGTCCCGGCCACCAGTAGTCGAGCCCCGGATCTTCGTCCCAGCCGAACTGACTGTAGTGGTCGCGCGCCTTGCCCAGTAGTTGCGAGCGGTGCCGCGAGTGCAGCCGCTCGTCCCCGAACCAGTCGGGGAGGATGATGTCTCCGGTAGGCATGTACCAGAGCTTGTCGTTGCGCCCTCCGTGCTCCTCAAACACCTGGAGCGAGAGGTTGTAGTAGTGGGCCAGGGCGTCGTCGTATCCGACCCACATCTGCGTGCATGGATGGTGCCACCATCCGTATGCCTCCCCGAGCGCGAGCCCGTTGAGACACTGCCAAGCCTCGACACGCTGCTTCCCAAGCCTTGCCATGTCGAGGCACTCCAACGACTGCCGGAAATCCGGCAGCGGTAGGAACGTCTGCATCGTTACCCTCCTATCGGTTTTCCGCAGTGCGGACAGCGGATGGAGTCAACCTTCCATCCGGCCAACACGGCGAGAGCCCGCATTGTCTCATGGAAGTGCGGATCTTGCAATAGCGCTATAGCTTGCTTGATCTCAACTATGGTAACGGCGCCGCTACTCTGCGAGTCCTTCGAGAGCTTCGCGGATGTCGTCTCCTGACTCTGCGAGGAATCGGTCGGCTTCTCGTCGTGCATACTCCAGCCCTTGCCTTTCCTGCCCAGGTGCAACGGGCACTGAAACGTGAACGTCCATGTGGACGCTCTGGTAGTTCTCACTGATGCGGTAGCCCAGAGACACGCCCACCATCGAGCACGGCTCCATTCCCTCGTGAGCGAGCACCACCTCCCGCTCCTTCTCGACGGCCGGCTCGTCTTTGCGGTTGCCGGTGTGCGCAGCCTTGACCTTGATGCGAGCCTTAGCTTGCTTGGTCTTTCCCTTGACCTTGATCGTAGGCATGTCAGTTGTCCCCCTTCTTCACCAAGGCGTCCGCGAGGTTGGCTTGGATCTCGTCCTTGTGCTCGTGGATCAACTTGTTGACGTGCTTGGAGAGGGCTTCGGCCGGGTTGGACCTGATAGTCCCCTCGCTCTTGGCCTCGTGGAACATGACCTCACCCCAGTGGAGGAGCATCCTCTCGTAGTCGTCCTTGTCGATGAACCCGAACAGGTCGGGGTCGCACAGATCGGCCAGGACTTCGGCCAGCTTGTAGGCGTCGCTCTCGGGGTCGAGCACGCCGCCCCGACCGTCCTCCCCGTTCAGCAGCACCTCGACGCGCCCCCGCAGAGCGTCCAGCTTGAGGTAGATGGCGGCCGACCGCTCCTGGTCGAGCCGCAACTGGCTGTTCATGGTGTTCCAGGTCATGTTGGCGAGCGCCGCAGCGCGCTCACCGATCTGCTTGAGGCCGCTGACGCGAGCGTCGATGCCGTACCAGCCAGAGACGATGTAGTCGAGGAGCGACCGCATCAGCTTCACAGCCTTCGGGGCTGAGGACAGCGAAGATGGGCCCCCGATGTTTCTCCAGATGGACTCGGCTTCGGCCTTGCGGCGTTGCTCGTGCTCGATGCGGGCGGCCTCTTGGGCCTTCAACTTCTTGGTAAGGTCGTCGTGATTCATACTGTCTCCTCGCGTAGTTCGATTGTCCAGTCGCGCCGCACAGCGGCAAAGAACTGGTCATGGTCTGAGTGTTGGTTGTTGGTTGAGGTTGGCTTGTCGCCGAGGATGTTGCGCTGGTGCTTGGACACCATGAGAATCTGGGCCTCGCTGTACCAGCGCCTTGTCTTTCGCTTGTCCCCGTCGATGGCGAACAGCGGGGCGGGGAACTTCCCGTCTCGCTCCCAGAACGTCACCATCTGAGGGGTGCGGCACAGCACCCTTGCGAGGGTGCCGATGGGGAATAGCCGGATGAACCGGCCGGGTTCGAGTTCAAAGATGCGAGCCGTGAAGGTCTGGGGGGCCCACACGTCCAACTCCTTGATGTAGACATCGAAGGTCACTTTCTTAGTTAGTTGCTTCTCCTTCATTCGTACCACTCCACGGCGTAGCCCTGGCGTTGGAGCCACGCCACGATCTCGACGGCGTTGTTGTTGAGACACCCGACATTGGAGTCGTTGAGCACGACCACCAACGGGTCCTTGCCTCCGTCCGTGAAGCGGAGGGCGCGGCCAACCGTCTGCTGTAGCCTGTTCTCGTCCTTGAAGCTGGCGAACTGGATGACGATGGTGTCGATGTCGGGCTGGTTCAGACCCCGCTTGGCGATCTGCTGGATGCCCCAGATCACTCGACAGTCGCGGAGTACAGCCTTCACCTCATCGTCGGTCATGTGCGAGGAGCCCAGCGCGAGCCCGCTCTCCCAGTCCAGCTTGACCGCAGCGTCGTGGTGGCGCTTGAGATCCTCGACACGCTCGCCCAGGAACAGCACCTTGCGGCCCTCGCCCAGTAGCTCGCCCACCACCTCCATCTCCCAGGCGAAGCGCTCGGGGACGTGATCCACCAGGAACGAAACGGTGCGGGGGACGTGGGGCGCTGGACGGTTCACAAACCTGTTCCATGCGTAGCGCTCCGTGGTTTGCTTCTTGCGCTTCTTCTTGCGCGTGCCTTCCTCCACCCAGACGAACGGCGGCACCGGAGAGTCGAGGACGTAGCATCGAGGCTCCAGATCAGGGCGCGTGTCCTCATACACCACCTTGCCGACGTGGTGGAAGTACAGGGCCTCCATACCATCGCTACGGGTAACGGTAGCGGTCACGAGCAGGCGCTCACCCATGAACAGGGGGAGGATCTTCGACAGGTGCTTTGCTCCGAGAAGGTCACCCTCATCGAAGATCACGAGCCCCCACGTCGAGAAGAACTGTGGGGGCAGCGAGCCGGAAAGGACGCCAGGCATGGTGGTGAACACCAAGTCTTTGCCAGGCCAGGTTTTCTTGCCGCCTCCGATGAACCCGATGCGGGAGGGGTCCACGCCGAACAGGTCCACTGCCGTCTGCGCCCACGTATTCATCATGTTGATCGTGTGGCAGACCACGAGGGTCGGCACGCCACGCTTGCGGGCGAGCGAGAGGGCGAGGACCGTCTTGCCCTTGCCGCAGCCGAGCGCGAGGATCTGACCGTAGGGGCGGTGAGGCGTGCGGCTGATCGCCTCCCAGGCTGGACCTTGGTCGTAGGCGATGAACTTGTTGGGGCCGAGCTCTGGGGTCCGGTCCCCGAGGGTCACCCGGCGCCAAGGCCAGAACGCCACGTTGTCGTGTATGACATACTGCTTCTTCGGCTTGAGCCAGGGCAGGAGGTTGAACGCGCGAGGGACGATCACCTCCCCCCATCTCTCGTCAATGCGCGCGAGCGGGTGGAAGCGATCGGACCCCGAGCCTGTAGGGCTTTCGAGCGTGAGCGCGTGGACGAGCCCCACCGGATCCGGCAGTAGCTCCAGAGGCACGCGCACCACGTTGTCGATGTGGATGGCTGGAGTCATGGTGAATCCAGCCTAGCCCCGAAGGGCTCACTCCGTCAATCAGGTATGCCAGGCTACGGCAAATGAGCGCCCACGCCGAGCGGACCATCGGCCACGCCAGCGCGCTGACCCTTCGTGCCGGGGCCCTGAAAGATGGGCCCAGCGATGCGGTACTTGACAAGGTCGCGGAAGTTCACCGCCTGGATCGTCTCGTCCTTCGGCAGCCGGAAGGTGCGGGTGACCCCGACGAAAGGGATCTCGATGTCCATGGGCACGTCACGCATGAGGTCCACAGACCAGCGCCCCTCTGCGTCCGTGAACACCCTGTAGCGTCGAGCCGCCACGGTGACGCTCTCGGCGTTCAGGGAGGCCACCCCGTCGTTCTCTTGGTACGCGCTGGCCTGGCCCTGCATGGCGTAGATGATGACCTCGACCTCCTTCATGGGGCGCCCGTTGTGCGGGTTGAGCACGGCGCCAAAGACGTTGACCAGCGAGGGCTGCACGGGCGGCGGGTAGAGGTAGCGGTAGGTCGAGAGCCCCACCGCGTTGCGGGCAGCGATGCGCACGATCTCCTTGGCGACAGGCGTGGCGTCCACCCAGAAGAACTTGTCGGCGTCCGCATCGTAGACGAGCGGGTCCGTCGTGTCGGCAAGGATGGTGGCAACCGTGGCAAAGGTGTTGCCGTTGTCGGTGGACTTCTGGATGTCGAAGTCGATCACCGCGTCGCTGGCCGGTGTGCAGTCCCATGTGTAGCGTGCAGGCATGACTACGTCTCCGTTCTTTCGGGGTTCTGGACAGGCGCGGGGACCTTGCTAGGCCCCTCACGGTCGAAGTTCTGGACAGGTCGCGGTGCAGGCATGGGACTAGCTTAGCTCACGGCGGCGAGGTCATCGCACCGTAGCAGTGGATAAAGAGGCCGAAGGACAGGCCGCCGCCACCGAGGCTCGCAGGGAAGATCGGGTTGTTGTCCGAGTTGACCGTGTCGATCACACGCAGACGGATGTTCCCTGTCACCTGGAGCCCATCGCGGCTGATGAAACAGCCGTTGCCGATGGAACCTGGGAAGGTGCCCACGCGGGTCGGGTTGCCGTTGCCGCCGAAGGGGATCACCGATCCGAAGCTGGTGTGGACGGTGTACTCGCCCGATGTCGCCCATGCGAGGCCAGGCGCCAGCGAGAAACTGAGCAGAGAGTTACCAGCAGCGCTCGTATAGGACGCCACGCCTGAGAAGCCGACGCCAAAGTGAGGGGTCACCACGACAGGTGAGACGGCGGCGTCGATGGTGGCGAAGCACCATGCCTTCGCCATGTGCTTCGCTGTCATCTGGTTGGGGGTCTGGGAAGGACCGATGCCAGGGTCGCCGAAGCCAGAGAAGCCGAAGTAGCTGTACTGCTCGAAGCCGTTGACGGAACCGCGGAGCGTGTTGATGCGAGTGCCGTTGGTGTTGAAGTGCTCGATCTCGCCGTGACCCGAGCCGTCGATCTGCCAGTCGCTCTCGCCCCACGGGTCACCATAGGAGAACGGGAAGTGCATCCGCTCGACGCGGACGGGGAGGAAGATGGGACCGATGCCGAAGTTCTGCTCGATGCCGTGGTAGATGGCGTGTGCAGTGAACCCGTTGCCGTTCGCGTCGGCCTCCCACTCGTTGCCGATGTTGCCGACGTAGCGAGCGTTGACCGTCTCGACGCGCCCAGTGAAGCGGCGGAGGCTCCCGTCACTATCGGCGATACGGTCTAGGGCGTTGGCCGAGTAGACACGCCGAAAGACCGGCTGGTTGCCTGCGCCGAGGTAGTTCGCAGGCAGCACGATCTCCTCCGTGAGCAACTGCATGAACCCGGTGGCCGGCAGACGGCGATCTCGGACGCGCGGCGTTTTGTAGCGGTCGAATCCCAGCGTGAACAGACCGTCGTGGTGGTCGATGAGTTGGTTACCAGCATCGAAGTATAGGACGCCGTCAGTGTCCACGTTCGTGCCCACCGAGCCCTGGAGATGACCGATGGTGCGGCCGTCAGCGAGCAACCAGTTGGGGCCGGCGTTCAAGCGCACGGCGATGGGCAACACCTGCTCGAAGCCGTCAACGCTGCCCTGTGCGACGCCGTGGACGTACTGCTCCCAGGAGACGACATCGGCCTCAACCTCGTTGGGGCCCGGTCCTACGACAGCCTGGATGTCCGTACCAAACGATGAGCCGGGGCCAGGACGCGAGGACGCCATACCGCGGATGATGAGCACGTCGCCTGGGTTGGCGAGCGTGAACACCCCGTTGAGCACGTAGTGCATGATGGCGCCCGAGGCGTTGTCGTAGAACCCAGGCGGGAGGATGACACCGACGTTATCGAAAACGAGGTCGTTGGGCGCCGCCTGCTTCACCAAAACGCTGCCCACCTCGGCGCCGAAGTTGCCGGTGCGCAGGATCGTTTTCTTCTGCGAGAGCGCCATGAAGTCGGCGTACTCGCGCTGGGCTCGGAAGGTCGTGAAGATCTCGAAGTCGTTGACGACCGCAGTCGTGACCGCAGCCACACGCTTCACGAGCCCGAACACCCCAGCCTTGACGCCACCGGCCTCCCACGGCTCCTGCACCGTGTTGAGGGCGCCAGCGGTGTTGGTGTTGATGGCACCGATGCCGAAGTTGACGGTGAGCCGGATCCTCCGCGCCGTCTCGCCAAGCTGGGACACCGCGATCGAGGGGTCGCCCGCCGCCGAGATCTCCGTCTCGGTCACCGTCATGTAGATCTGCTGGAAGCGGTCAACACCCGTCGTGTCGCACGTAAAGGTGATGGGACCGGCGATCTCGAAGGTGTAGCCACGGAACTCGACGAACGCCCGCCGTCCTGGTACGGGCTGGAGGAGCACCTCGTCGTTGGCTGCGCCGTTCGGGACAAGCTGGAGGCCAGAGCACCGAGGGTAGCCCTCGCGCCCCGCGAGAGCAGCACTGTCGCTGTCCTGAATGACGTTGCTGCGCTTGCGACGGACGCGGATGAGCCGACCGATCTCGTTCAACTCGCCGTCGAGCACGTCCTTGTCGCGTTGAAAGAGAACCTGCTCGTAGCGAGACAGGTCGTTGGTGAAGTCCACACTGAGTTCGGCCATGACGACTCCTACAGGAAGAAGATGAAGATCCGGGTGTTGCTCGGGAGCATGAGCTTGATGAGGCGCACCAAGATCTCGTACTTCCGGCTGTTGGGAAGGTTGAGGAGAAAGTAGCGGGAACCGGCCTTGGCGACGCTCTCCAGTGTGACGCCAGGGGCAGGGCTGCTGACCGTGAGGGTGGTTGCCGTGTTGGCGACGACCCTGAACAGAGCGGTCTGGTTCCGGTTCGGGTTCAGGCCGAACTGCGAGAGGCTGTTGATCGGCCCGAAGTTCGCGGTCGTGTCAGTAAGGGTATTACCAACGATAGAGGTAGAAGTGCCGACAGCGTCAGCCACACCAGCCGCGATGGTGAGGATGATATCGCCGGGAAGGAATGGAGTACCAAGGAGTGAGCCGCCACCAAACAGCACATCGAACGGATCGAAGTCTGCACCCTTGAGGTCGAGGTCTTTGAGGGGTTCGTACAGGAACGTCGGGCACTTGGTGCGGAGGTCGAACGTGAACTGCGGATTCCGGTCAACAAAGGCGGCACCGAGAAGGTAGCTCGGGGCAACGGCCGCGGCTCCAACGACAGGAAGAACTGGCGAGTCAACGCGAACGACAGACGGCGGCCCGCCCGTAGTAGCCACGACATCACCGATGGAGTTTGCCGAGTCAACGAGTTGGTAGCCATCGTACTCCTGGTCGTTCAGGTCAACGGGTCCGCCCTGGGTTCGGGTCACCGTGAGGTCGTAGATCGTGCCAGCGACAGGCACGACTGCGCCAATGGTAAGCAAGTCCTCGACGTTGGGGACAGCAGCAGGGTCCGCAAAGGTGACCACGCTGGTCGTGTTGCCGGCGATCTGGAACACGTCACCCATCGCGCTCTTGAACAGGCTGTTCGCGTACTTATCCTGCACGAGCACGGCGCCGGGGAGCGCGATGCTCCCAGGCTGGATGGTCACCAGGGATGAGGGCCAACTGTAGGTGTCCTTCTCGCTCATCCCGTCCCAGGTGGCGAGGTAGAACGGGTTGCAGAGCAGGCCCTCAAACTCAGCGCACGTCGAGTCCCAGAGCGTCAGCAACTTGGTGAAGTCCACGATGGAAGGGCACGTACCCTTCTCCTTGTAGATGAAGATCATGGACTCCGCGATGCGTCGGAGGATCGACACGTCGAGGATGCGGCGCTCGGGGATGATGCCGAACCGTCGAGCCCAGTTGGCGAGGATCGTGGCCTGGTCGAACGCCGACCCCACGAGCCCAGCAGGGGCCCTGCTCGCGTCGCCAACCTGCTCCAGTGCCTTCGTGTAGCCCCGCATGAGCGAGATGCCGCCCTGGACGAACCGAGCGTAGTCTTGAAGGTATCCGGTGGTCCGACCCTCCGCGGCTGCGTTCGCGGCGTCACGGTCCCGCGTGGCCTGCGAGAACAGGTGGTACAGGTACTCGCCTCGACCCCGCCGGTCTGGGTCCGTCCGTAGGTAGTCCGTGATCGACAGCCCGGTCACCTGGCACCGCCCCTTGGCCTCAAGGCCGAAGTCGAGGATACCGATGGGATCCGGCGCCACGGTCACGTAGACCGTGTAGTAGTAGAACGTGTCCTCCAGCAGATCGACACCCGTGTTGGGCACGCCAACCTCAAGGTCGGGCGGGCTCTGGAACAGGTCGCCGGGGCGCCCGACAGTCTCGGGCACAGGCACGCCGTCGATGAAGTGCTCCACCGCAGGGCCGTTGTAGATGACCTCAGCCTCGTCGATCAGGAACGCGGAGTGAAAGGTCCGCGACCGCTTGATCACGATGCGGGTCACGCCGGGAGGGTTCGTCCAGAACAGGTCCACCCTCTTGCCTTCGGGCCAGGTCACGGCGCGCAGGTCGATGGGGCACCGGCCGTTGCCGGGGTCGCCCTGGTTGGGGTAGTTCGTCTGAACCTGCGCAGCGACGACGTTGGCCGCCAACTGCTGCGAGTGGACGTTAGCTCCAGTGGGGTTGTGACTGCTTCCCATGCCTTAGCCCAGTTCCGGCCCCCCACCACCAGCGCCGCCGTAGCGGTCCTGCATGGGGTCCTGCGAGGGGTCATCGTCCACACCGTGCATGGTGAGCCTTTGCCATGCCTCATCGAAGGTAAGGCCGAAGTCACCAGTCGGAGAGATGGGGAGATCGCCAAGGAACCCGCCGAAGACTCCGGGTGAGGAGTAGGCTGGGTTGTCGGGGCGGCCGGCGCTGCTCTGCCACACCAGCTTCCAGTTGGTCAGGTTGACGGGGTCGTCGCTGACCCAGATAGCCGGCGCGAGCGTCTGCCGAGCGGTGACGCTGTACTCCCCGATGGAGCCGCCCACCAAGATGGTCTGGTAGTAGAAGTAAGCGGTGTCCACCACGCCCGAGCAGAACGCAAGGTTCCGACGAGGCTGACCATTCAAGGGCTGATCCTTACCAAAGGCGATCTGGTGAGGCATGAACGGCACGGGTGCCTCCACCTCGACAGCCTGCTCCACGACGGACGCCGCTCCGCCAGCGCCCACGGTTGGGTCGATCACGAACCGCCACATGCGGAAGCGGGGCTGGAAGGTGAGCGGACCTTGTAGCTCCTCTCCGATCTGCTGCGGCTGGTAGTCCCAGGTCGCGCCGAGGACTGCGATGTTGCCGTCCTCAAGGAGCGTGGCCACCCACGTCAGCCATTGGTTCGTCTGGATCTGCTGCGGCGTGAACCCGAGGTCGAGCCCGGTGACGATGGGAGCGCCCGAGACGTAGGGGACTCCGGTGTAGAGGAAGAACTGGAGCGTGAGCGCATCTCCAGACCCGAACAGGTCGGGCTCATTCCAGATGAGGCACACCTGATCGGTGGGCGTGTGGAGCACAGCCGCCGCCGCCGTCCCGAGCCCGACAGCGCCGATCTGATCGACCATGGTGAAAGGGGGCGGGGTGAGGTTCGGGGATACGCCATACTGGAGCGGCTTCGCCACGAACTTGAGCACGTCAACGCCGTGGATGATGGCCCAGTAGTCCTCCAGGTTGGCGACCGGGGCTTGGACGAGGTTGAACTGGTACAAGGGCAATCCGAGATCGGCCCCGTCGAGGGTATCGGGATCTCGGATGGTGTATCGACCAAGCATGGTCGGCGTCTGCCCGTAGCCGTCAAGCTGAGACACCCAGATCCCCGTCCCCGGCCAGTAGCGCGATGTGTTGACTGGTTTTTGTTCCTGGGTCATGCGCCACCTCCGGGTCCGCCGCCAAAGGAGATCGGGTGAGTATACCAAGCCACCATGAAAACGCGGTCGGGCTCGAAAACAGCCGCCTTGCAGCCGTTCACCCAGTCGTGCTCCGCGTCCCTACGGTTGCCCTCGTAGATGAAGAGGCTTTGATCGAGCGGTGACCCGAAGGGGGAGAGCACAGGCCCAGGCCACCCGTAGGGGTTCGTGTCGTCGTCCAGGCGCCACGAGTCGCGGCGGTTCGATGCCAACCCGATGGGGTTGTAGTACGTCTCGTCCGTGTTCACCCCGCCAACGTGGGCAAGCTGGATCGACCCCGCAACGTACATGGGAAGCCCGGTCGAGTTAGCCGTTAGCTGCGTCTCACTATAGTTGGCACCAAAGATAGGTCTGGGAGCGCTGAGAAAAGGGGCTTTGCGGAACACGAACTGGCTGGACGCTTCATCACCAGGCGTGTCGAGCCCGTAGGAGCAGTGGAGCATGTAGTCACTGCTCACGTCTGGACGAAAGAACTGGTCAGGGATCGTGTCGCCAGGCTCGAAGCTCGTGAAGAACCTGCGGTCGAGCGGGAGGTCGAGGCGGCCGAGGAACGTGGGCCATGCCCGCACCCGGTTCCACGATCCAGAGTTGACGGCGTGTCCTCCCCCAAGGTAGGGGCCGACCTTGGTGTGATCGACGGTCTGCTGGTCGAGCAGGTTGTACCCGTCCGTCACGAACGAGCAGAGCAGCCACTCCGAGCCCGAAGGGAACCACTTGTAGCTGATGCGGTGCGGAGAGTCGAGGCGGCTTGCCAGGTCCACAGCACCTCCGCCGTCGCGGCTGTTCTCCGTCTCCAGCAGCACAGAGGTCATGGGCAGGTTCCACTCGGATCTGCCGGCCGCTGCGGCGTAGCTGCGAGGGAACGGTGAAGCGCCGTCGATGAGCACCTTCGGCGGCCTGACCACGGTGTTGGTCAGGGGCTCGTGGACGAGGACCGTGGTGCGCCGCAGCGGCGAGGAGTCGCCATCCCCGAGGTAGATGATGACCCGGTCCCAGTTCTCGGTAGAGCGCACCACGTAGATGCGATCTTCGATCTTGAAGTCGAACTCGGCCACAAGCTGTGGCGGCTGATCCCGCTGGTAGTTGTCAGGAAAGATGAACCCTGACGGCGGGCTGATCGGCACGACGTAGAGCCGCGACGAGTCACCGCTCGACAGCACGTAGTAGATGAACCCCAGCACGGGCAGCGGGTCGTTGATGCCCGTGAATAGATTGTCGAGGAGGTCTTGACTAAGCTGAGCGAGCGTGACCACCCGCATCGAGTGCTCTACGCCCCGAGGCAACGGGATGGGGATGTCCCACACCAGCAGGTCGGGGATGGCGAAGGGCGTCTGCTGGAACAGGGCCACCTCGCGGATCTCGACAAGCTCCCGCTCCCCGTTGCTCTGTGTGTCTCGGTAGATACCATAGATGCCTCTAAGGACGCCAATGGACTCATCCGAGATGATGCCGATGGGGACGTAAGCATCGGGTGCTGGGGGGAATAGGACCGACTCGCTGATGTCGTAGAGGAACCCGATCTGGATGGGGCCGAACAGCGCATCGGGCCCGGTAGCCTGCCCCACCTCACGCCCGTTCTTGCTCACGAAACGCATCGTCAAGAACTGCGATCCGAAAAACTCGGCAGACGACCAGATGGCGCCTAGCTGGAGCGTGCGGTCGAAAACACCGCCTTGAAGTAGGGGGAAGGTGGACATCTGCTAGTGCTCCGTGGTGTTGCCCGACTCCTCGGGGGTTGCATCTTCGGGTGTGATTTTCATGGCAGTTCGTCTCCAGGCCCCTCGCCAGGACCACCAGGCTCCTCGGGTCCGCCGGGTCCACCGGGTCCGTCGAAGTTGTCGATGTCGTAGCGAAGGATGACCGTGGCCTGCTCTCGTGCGCCCTTGTTTGGGGGAACGCTGGTGGATTCACCAGGCAGGGCTTTCGTGGATAGCTCGTGGCGAGTCCAGACCACAGAGGTCATGTCATCGTTGCGGCGTAGCAAGGGGTTGATCGTCGTCGGGGTTGGTAGGTTCCAAGACCCCAACGATACCTCCTCAGACGACAGGTAGATGGGCGACACCTGATCCTGTCCAGAGGGGAACGGTCGGGCGATGACGACCTCGGCGCGGTCGAGGTTGGGGGCAGTCCGAGGCGACGTGAAGCTGACCCCTGTGCGCGTCGCCTCCCGCCCCTGGTAGGTCATGGGGACGGAGAGCACAGGCTTGCATGACCACGAGCCCTCGCGTTTGAAGCGGTAGACCTCGTAGCCGTTCGATCCCTGTAGCGCGGCCTCTTTGCCGGTGTCCTGCTCCCCGTACCAAGGCCGAGGCCCCCGCCGCCCCAGCACCAAGAAGTCCGCCGTGGCGCCACCCAGGGAGTAGATACTCACCGGAAGAAACGGCTCCAGCGCTCCGAGGATGAACTGGTCGATCTGCTTCGAGTTGACGGATCGAATCGCTCCGGTGAGCGGGACGATGGGCTGGTCACCAGCGTCGAGGCTCGAACGGCTCACCTCGTAGGCTACGGTGGCGACCGTGTTCTCGACGGCGTCGAACGATGCAGGCGCCAGCGGCAGGCTCCCGAACGAGAAGATGATGAGGTAACTGTTGGCCCACTGAGGGTGCCAGCCTTGCCCGACGATGATCTCGCGCGCCACGATGCCGGTGATGACCGGGTCGCGCCCTGGTGGTGCGAAGTTCTCAAAGCCGAAGGAGCCGGTCACCGCAGCGTTGATGATGAGATCCGCGATGGGCACGTAGGGCGCCGTGGAGGACCCAGGATCGCCGCTGCTGTAGTCTGCCTCTCGTATGAAGTACAGCCGACGATCCGCCGCCGCGACTGGCTCGTCCACGTACAGCATGACCATCGGGTAGGCATCGTTCGCGTAGAGCGTGGCCCCCAGAGCGGTGGGGTACTCGTCGGACGCTGCCAAGTCCATGACCGTCACGATGCGCCAGTCCGCCTGAGTGACGGCGTCCACACTGTCGGGGTCGAAGCGCAAGGCCCAGACTTGAAAGACATCGCCCGGTACGCGGAAGCCGATCACGAGGACTAGGTCCGTCGAGTTGCCCGCGTCGAGCATGGTCATATCGAAGCTAACCCGACGATCCTTGAGTTCGACCCCTGTCGCTCCGGGTGCTGGCGGACCTGGGGTGTAGTCGAACACGGGGGCGGGGAGAGGAATCGGCCCGCGAGGGTCAGCCACACCATCCTCGCGTGCTTGCCAGATGTCGAGCACGCCGCCCTGCTCATAGTTTGGGTCCACCGAGACGTTCTGGTAGCGCAGGGCTGCCGTGTAGACACGCACCGCTGGATCGCCAAGTCGGGTAGCCGTAGCCGTCGCCACCACGCCATCCGAGTCGCTCGCTCCAGCGCCGCGGCTGGTCCGCACAGGACCGCCAGGCTTGCCCGAGTCCGTTCGGATGTAGAGGCCCAACTGGTAGTTCTTCAAGACGGTGTAGTGATCGACGCCGACCCCAGAGCCCCACACGACATCGTCAATGAAGCCGTACCAGGACAGCAGCGGGTTCGTGGTGCCGGTCGAGTCTCCGAGGAGGAGGGGCGTCGGCTGCACGTCGAGGGCACCCCCGACAGGGGCGACGAGAGCCCCCACCAGCCACCCGTTGACGTAGATGGCGGCTTGCGTGCCGTCGTAGGTCGCGGTGACGTAGTAGGGGACACCACGCTCCAGGGTGACGCTGGAGGCGAACGAAAGCACACCATCCAGAACGGTGGTGAAGGTCAGACGCAGCACGGCGGCAGCGTTGTCCCACTGTAGCTGGAAGCTGGGGCCCGCCCCGCCATCCTTGGTAGCGATGGACCGGGTCACAGCCGGCTGGTTCGCGTTGAACGACATCCAAGCCGAGAACACGAACTCGGTCACGTCCAGCACAGGGTCGGGACCGTAGGTGATGACGCTGGTGTCTTGGGCGAATGTCTGACCGCTCTGCACGACGCCGAGGCCAGGCACCACGTCGTTCAGCGTGCCGTTGGGGCCTAGCTCCGAGAACACGTCGGAGCCCTCCACCTCATCGAGCCTGGACACTAGGCGAGCGTTCAAGAAGTCGAAGGTAGGGTTGTACCCTCCGATGTCGGTAGGGTCGTTGGAGATGGGCGCCGACAGGATGTCCACCAGCTTGTGCCGCCCGCCGAGGTTGGGCTCGCCACGAATGTCCTCGACTCCGATCTCCCCGATGCAGGGTCGAACCGCCGTGGCCCCGTTGTCGATGGCGGTGTCGTAGGTGTTCACGAACTCCTTGAAGCTCGTGACAGTCTCACCGAGCACGTTGCCCGCCATGACCTTGAACGGGGTGCCTGCCCTGTTGCCGGCCCAGCCCACGTTCACCACGTTGACGGTGCTGTCCGGTTGAGCCTGAGCGAGCCGACCACCGAACAGGTTGGGGTGCGTGTCGGCGTCCCAGACGAGAGGGGACGAATCGAGACGGAGCCCAGCGCCGGCCCCGAAATACCAGTGAACCTGCTTGCCTGGCGTAGAGCCTGCGGGCTCCATGGCGAGGAGGATCTGGTTGGTCACCGGGTGCCGCCGGCCTCCGTTGTAGCTCACGGTGGGCACAACGCCTTGGAGCACCAGACGCGGGGACGTGATGAGGTTCGCACCTGCGAACGCGAACGGTGAGGGAGGCGATCCAGTGAGCCCGTAGCCAGCTACCGCGTTGTAGCCGACGACGGCTGTACCCTCGAAGTCGAGGTTGGAGTTGAACACCCGGTAGTAGAAGTTGAGACGCCCGTCGTTCAGGGCTACGACGTGGAGTCGTGTGAAGTCCACCAGCAACGGCTCGGAGGGTTGCCAGTCAATACGAATCTCCGAAGCTGGTGCAGCAGGACTACCGTCCCAAAGATACTTGAGATAGATAGCCTCCGTGCCTGGCCGGAAGGTCGAGGGCCCCCGGATGACGAGGAACGGCCCGACCGGCGTGAACACCATGCGAAGATCATCGTTGGTAACTCCGAGTTCGTTGTTCCAGTAGACCCCGTAGTCCGACGCCGCGAGGAGGTTGACGGGTCGGACGTAGATACTAAACGTGCCTCCATCAATGCCGCCGAAGATGGCGGATGCGCGAGCCAACTCATCGAAGGGCAGAGTGCTGAACCCGAAGCTGTAGAGCGCAGACTCAGCGTGAGGGAGCGCGGTAGGCATGGCCGGGTCGAGCACGGCGCTGTCGAGCAGACTCTCTCGGGCGAGCACAAGCACGGGCCCCAGCGGGGTCGAGGCGTGCAGGTAGGTCGCGTCACCTGAGCGCTGGTAGTCAGGGGAGGCGCGAGGCATGAACCCTAGCTGTACGGCAGAGATGAGCGAGTTCACCCCGACGCCTGGGTCCTGCTGGTCGTCGCTGCCGCGCCACAAGGAACCCCAGGCACGCACGCGCCCGGTGTTTACGGTGGGGATCAGGGTGTTGTCGAAGGGCATGGACTACTCCGCGTCCCGAACCGGCGTCAGGAGGTCGATGGCGATGCCGTTGGCGTCGCGTTGGAAGTTCGGATACTCGTCCTCGCGCAAGATGATGTCACCGACGAGAGGGAACACGTCGAACAGGATCTCGTCACCAGAGGTGAACGCCGTGGTGCCAGAGGACACGTTGAACTCCAGGTCGCCTGCCGCAGCCTGGTAGGTGACCGTCGCGTTGGTCGGGGCGCCGACAGATCCCACGCCGTCGAAAACCTCCAAGTAGTAGTTGTCTCCGGGTGCTGCGTTGCCGAACAGGGAGCCGGCCACCAAGACATCCTTGACGATGGTGTTACCCACTGTCGCTGCCGTGTCGATGTCGAACGCGAGCGTCTGGTCCCGGTTGGGGTTCAACTGAGAGCCAGCGGGGAGCGGTAGGGTGAAGTCTGGCGCGTTGTCCAGGTTGAGCCGGTTGTCCACCAGCGAGTCGTCAGTGATGAGCGTCGAGGCGCCCACGATGCGGCGGTAGACCTCGAAGTCAGTGGCGGAGGTCCAGAGGATCCTGAACTCGCGTCTGGGGACGAGCAGGGGCGTCAGGTACACCACGTTGGAGATGCCGCCGTTGCCAGCGTTGACGCGCTGGCGAGGCTGTTTGGTCACCGGGGTCGTGCGTAGCTCCTCGATGACGATGCGCTGGAGGCCGAACTCCAGCAGCGACCGCGCGAGCGTGTGGATGCGGTTCTGCGTGATCTGAGGTTCGTTCTCGTCGTCGCGCGCACCCATGCCCACGTTGTTGAAGTCGTACACACCCTGCTGCACGGTCTGCGCCGGGTCCTCCGTCACGAACAGGGAGCGGACCTTCGCCACAACGTCGTCCTCGCGGAAGTTGGGCTTGACGTACACACCAAGGGTCATGCGGATGTTGATCGGTACGCCGTCGAGGACGATAGGTTGCTTACCTACAACCTTCTTGATGTCGAGGTAGGCCGCGATCTCGTTTCGCAGCGTGTTCGACAAGGGCGGACCCCCGGCAGGCACAGCCCACACGAACACCACGTTCGTGAATCCGGCAGCCGCCCCCGCCTTCGCCGTACCCGAAGGCGCATCGGGAGCGAACAGGATGTCGGCGTAGTCATCCGCAGTCACCGCCCGGTCGTTGGTCTTGATCGAGGCGGGCAGGGCACTCTTGGCTTCGCGGAGGCTCTGCCGCGGCTTGCCGCCCGTAGCCCGCGCCGGGTTCTGGACCGAGAGCACACCAGGCACAGGCGTCAGGATGGTGGAGATGGTGCGAGGGTTGATGTTCGACGCTGTACCGCCGCCGACCTTGTAGGTGGCTCGGATCTCCGCGCCGAACGATGGGATCTTGCCGTTGATGCCGTCACCAAAGACGATGCGCGTGGTGTCGGCCTCGTCCGTCTCGACAAAGTAGACCTCGCTGGTGCTCTGCGCGTTGACGCGGGCCCGCTCTCGGCTCCAAGGCACCCCAGCTACGGTCACGGTGAGCACAGGAGCCCCAGCACTCCAGATCACAGGGGCCTGGGCAAGCTCGTACTCCTGGGCGGGGCTGCCGTCCGACGTGCCGAGCAACTCCTGGTCCTGTAGGTCGCCGTTCGTGAAGGGCACCGTCTGGGGGCTCGCGGTGATGAGCACGTCAGCGGAGGGCATGAACACGGACCCGTTCGCGGCGCCCACCTTGAAGCTCTCCGCGTCGAGGGGGTAGGGGATCTGGGCGACGTTGGAGATGACCTCCATATCGACGCTCGACGCCACAGGCCCCGGCAACTCGTAGTCGTACCCCTTGGCGATGTTGATGAAGTTCTTTCGACGCCGCGCCGTCGCAGGCTGCGTCTCACCGATGGTCACGTTGAACTGGTACGTGATCAGATCGGTGAGGTAGGCCAGGATCTTGAGGAACACGACGGCGAACTCGCTGTCGTTGAAGTTCGTCCAGCGGTCATGGAACTGCGTCTGCGCGTAGGTCCGCAGATCAGCTTCCACCGCAGGGGCGTCAAGGCTCGTGTAGTCGATGACAACCGAGTTGTCCTTGATGAGATCAATACCTGCTCCGATAGCCATGTCAGACGCCCTCCGGGGTTCCGTTCAGAGAAAAGGGGAACACCAACGTGTCGGGCTGTCCAGTCGCCCGAACGCGGTAGCGGATACGGGCCTTGACCGACAGCGTGTTGCGGTCTGTGCCGCTCACCTCGAAGGTCGTGCCCAGGTAGAACACCCGCTTCTCGTGCCGCTTGAGCGCCTCGCCCACCTCCAGACGGAAAAGCTCAAGCAAGCCGTCGAGGTCGTTCGAGAACAGCAACCTCTCGATGCGGGTGCCCATGAGTTCCAGCAGCGGGATCTCCTCGTAGACCGTCGTGATGAGGTTGAGGATACAGGACGAGATGGACTCCTCGCCCTCAGCGCGCTTGAAGTCACCCGTCGTCGGGTCCTCGCGGGGCGGCCACGCCATGCCCTTGCCGAGCGCAGCACCAGGCTCGCCAGGGTCGAAGTCGGGGATGAGGGGCTGGAACTCGTCAGTCATGGGATGGGTAGGATCTGTTGAAGGGTGCCGTAGATGCCACTGCCGCCGTAGAGCACGAGGCCCAGTGCGACCGAGTCCGCTGCCACGGGCGGCGGGTTCTGGGCGCGGAAGAACTCGGTGATGAAGCCCACGTCACCGAAGTTCTGCGGTGGGATGGGAAGCACGTTCAAGTTCGTGACGTTACCAAGCTGCTGGAGCAGAGCCACGATGGTTTGGATCTGACCAATGATGTTCTGGATGAGGGCGACCTTGGCTTGGAGCAGGTTGATCAGCCGAGACAAGACGTTGAGCGCGTCTTGGAGAGGACCGCCAGCGTTGGGGATCTGGTCGCGGACTCGTGCGAGCGCATCGACGGCGAGCGCGAGCGGAGGGAACACGTCGATGACCCGCTTCGTGTACCAGTCGGGAGGCTTGCTCTGCGGGATGTAGTTGAGGACGTAGGCATCGCCCACCTCCAGGTCGTTGGAGAAGCCGGGATCGAGGAAGAAGCGACCGTCGAAGGGGTTGAAAAAGTTGACGATAGCGGACTGCCCTGCGTTGCGGCCGTTGAAGCCGTCGATGCGGTATCCGTTCCACTGGCTGCCGGTGTTGTTCTGCAAGTCGGCCAGGTCGGCGTCGATGAAGGTCGAGGAGGGATCGGCCCCCTCCACCAGCGACGTGACGGTGCCAGTAGCCCCGACCAGGTTGAAGGGCGGGCGCTCTCCGGGGAGGCTGTTGACGTAGTCGATGAACTCGCGCCAGCCGTCGCCAAAGAGGGACTGGAACGCCTGTGCCAGTGGCACCAAGTCCTGAAAGCTGGGGGCAAAAACAGCGATGACCACGCCCCCGCTGGTGTCGTTGGCTCCGAAGTTGGGGCGGTTGATGTCACCCTGGTCAGTGAGCGCGTCTTGGATGATACGCCCGAACCCTGCGAGCCCCCGGTTACCCTGGTCCGTCAGGAACGTGGGCTTGATGAGCAGCACGTTGACCTGATTCGTGATCAGGTCTTGGATGAGGGCATTGATAGCTTGGCGCACCAGTTCGTTCGGGTCGCCCACGACACCGATGAGCGTCTCGATGACCTCCAGTGCCGTGGCGGCAGTCTGAGCAGCCGCAGCCGCAGCGTTCAGCAACGGGTCGAGCGTACCGAAGATCTGCTCCAGCAGAGGGATCAGCGGAAGGTCGTCACCGTCGATGGTAAGCCAGGTAGCCATTAGAGGGGGGTCACTCGGTGGATGGTGTTGGAAGCTGCCGCGGCTGCCGTCCAGATCGGGATAGCTACGGCGAGGCCACTGAGATAGGTGGCGATGGCGGCGAGCCACACACCTTCGGGGGCCGGTGGGGGCGGTCGCGTGGCGGCGTAGGCCGCCGTCGCAGTAGCGAGCGTGGCAGCGAGCCCGCCCCACGTACCGTTGAAGGTAGCCAGGCCAGCGTTGAAGGTGAGCCCACCCATGATGGGCTCGATGGCAGCGACGGGAGACGACGAGCCCACGAGGGTCACCCCTGTCGGAGAGATGATCTCCGCCTTCGTGGCACCAAGCACGGTCGTAGACAGGCCAGCGATCGACATCGTGCCAGCGGCGGCGATGTTCGCATCGGCCAGAGACTCCAGCAGCAGCGAGGCGACGTTCAGGGTGTAGGTGCCGTTGATCTGCCGACTGACGTTGGCCTTGGAGATCTGGGTGACCTCGCTCTCCTCTAGGATGCGCCGCGCCTGGAGGTAGACCTCGGTCGTGTTGCCGCGAACCTGGATGTGGTAGTCGCGGTCGAGAACCTCCTTGCAGGTGCCCACGACGTGCCGCAGATCGTCATCGCTCACGTAGGTGTAGCGCTTGCCGACAACCTTGGTGATGAGGCTACCATCTGGGGTCATCTCCCAGTAGGTGCCGCCCCGGTGGTACACCTTGACGCGCTCGCGGTTCGGGGTGTCGTCGGCTTCGATGATGTGCCCGCTAGGGCTCTTGTAGAACCTGTTGCGAGGGTACAGCGCCTCGTTACTCGGGCGCGGCTCGCTTGCGGGCTCGCTCTCGGCCAGGTCACCGTCAGAGTTGAAGTCGAGGAGCCGGGTCGCCGCGCTGCCGTTGGGCGGCAGGAACGACTCATCGCCGTTGTTGGAGATCTCGGAAATGGGCGGCGTGTAGTTGGGGATGTCACCCTCGCCGTACCAGAAGCCTCCGGTGTAGATGGGGAAGCGTGGATCGCCGTGCCGGAACTCGATCCAGTACGCCACGCGACGGATGGGGCTCTCCCGGTCACCGTCCTGGTCCTCTCGGGACTGTTCTTCCGGTGACGGCGGGACAAGGAGAGCCCCAGTGTCGAAACCCGCGAGGGGCATCTTCGGCAACGCCCAGTCGAGCCACGTATCCGTGTTGTCCTCGTCACCCGCGACCTCGGGTACATGGAAGCGGACACGTCCTCTCCGCTCGGGGTCGTTCGTGTCTCGGACGAACCCGACGTAGGAGCCCCAGTATTTGCGGTCGTCTTTGGGGCCGACCTGTTCTTCTGGGCGTCGCATGGTGTCTAGCTACGGCGACCGTAGATCTCGTCCAGCAGTTCCTTGTCCTCGATGGACCGCTCGAAAGCGGCGTCGGGGATCAGCTTGCCCGCCCTGACCTCAGCAGCGGCCTCCTCCAGCTTGGCGGCGAACGCCTCGCGGCTGAGCTTGAGAACCTTGGCGGCGCTCTCCAGTAGGGATCCAAGGATGTTCATGGCTACACCAGTCCTTTCAAGAGCATCTCGACGCGCTCCATCCACTCGGCCGCCTCGGGGAACAGGGAGATCAACTCTCGGGCAGCGGCGAGGGTGTCACTCATGGCTTGCTTGAGGGCGTCTTTGTCGAGCCCGTCGGGGTTCTTCTCGGCGGCGATGAGGATGGCACTCAGCGCCGACGCGGCGGTCTTGTAGGCGGCGAGGGCCTTGACCACCTTGTCGTTGTTGTCCTTCGTGAACGGTGCCATGCACTCGTCCAGCTTGGCGACGGTGTCGTTGGCCTCCGTGTCGCACTCGGCGGCCCGCTCGCGCAGGGGCTCGCTCCACTGGCTCTCGTGAGCCTCCGTCACGAGTTCCTTCGTGATGACCGCTCCGCGGTAGGTGTTGATGTACGCGCTACCGCAGCCCGAGAGGGCGAGGCACGCGACCATGGCGAGTAGTGCTCGTCTCATCGTCGTCCTTTCATGGGCCGAATCTCGACCCCAGTCGTCTCTGCCAGTCGGTCCATATCGACCTTGGGGAAGTTGGGATTGATGGGGTTGCGCCTTGCGTCGCGGTTGAGGCGGCGGATCTGCACCAGGCTCTCGTCGGCCGGGGTGTAGTCCTCGCAGTTCTGCTCCTCAAACCCGCGGCAGGTGTCCGGTCGGTGCTTGTAGATGGTGCAGCGACCCAAGCCCTCCTTAGACCAAGCAAGGAACATGCAGACGTGGCGATGCTTGAGGACATCGCCAACCTCCTCCCACGTCTCCTCGTCGATCGCCACCTTGCCGAGCCAGCCGACGCCGCCCATCGAGCCGTCGCCACCGATGATGCCTTTGCGCCGAAGGTCATCAAGGTCCTTCGACTTGGTGGCCTCGCAGAGCCGGTCGATGTCACGCTCAGTGACCTGAACGTGGTGGTAGTTGTAGCAGCACGCCGACGTGCAGGTGTCGCAGAGCAACTCCCGCTCGATCTTGACGGGCTCGTATGCCCGCTTGCGGACCACGTCCCAGACGTGCGTGAGCGCGAGCGCGAACTCGCGGTCCTGCTCGGGGCAGAGCGTGGACGTGTACTCGACGTTGGCTCCGTTGGATAGCTCCACGTCGTAGGTGACCGTCGCCTCCTGATCGGTGCCGTCGAAGGTGAAGTTGCTGACCTGGAGGATCTTCGCGTTTTTGGGTAGGGGCTTGGCTGGCATAGTGGGGTCCTATGTGTTGGGGACTCCCGACCGGGTTTCGATGCGGGAGACACGTTCGTTGGCGAGTCCGAGCACGAGCACCTCGCTCGTCTGCTGGTTGGCTGCGTTGGGGTCCATGGCGTTCGCACTGGTCCCCTTGCCTTTCTTGATCTTGCGGATGGTGCCTTTCTTGAGCTTCATCTGCACTCGGTAGTTGTCTCCTACCGTATGTGTCGTGTCTTTACTATACCACGAGCCCTCGAAGCGGCGGCCAACGCCACGAACTTCGTAGTTCACCTTGCTCCTGAGCGCCGGATCGCCAACGAACTCCGCGGACGCGGTCACAGCCCGGTCCTTCATCTTTGCGAAACTGGCGCACGCCTCGCGCTGCCGCTTGCGCTCGGAGACGGACGGGGTGGCGAGGGACTGGGCGTTGGAGGCTGGCAGGTAGGTCAGGTCCCGAGAGTCTCCCAGACCCAGCACAACCGCCTCCTGGGTCGAGGGCTCGCCCGTGGGCGTGTCGCCTGCCTTCGATGGTGACGAGCCCGCACAGGACCCCTTGTCGCCCTGAGCTTGACTGTTGATCTGCGTCGTCTGCTCGGCGTAGGCGGCCTTACCCGTCTGCGTTTTCGAGGAGCGCAGATCGGCGCGGGCGTTCTTGAGCGCGGCGAGCCCATCCTCCACCGCAGCCCGACTCTGCGCTGCCTGCTGGGCGGTCGATGCGTTGGGGTTCAGCTTGAAGTTGGCACTCGCCTCCAGCGACGCGGTGAGGTCAGCGGCGGCGCTCTGCTGCGCGTTGTTACTGGCGGTCTGGGCGTTGGCGGCGTTCGTGCCGGCTAGCTCGGAGAACTCGGCGTTGATGCCGGAAAGCGTGGCCTCCAACTTGACGTTGGCGTCGCCCGTCGATGTGTTGGAGCCGCGAGGCTTGACGCTTACCTTGATGACCTTCACCTCGGGGGTGAAGCTGAGCAGCAGGGTATCGGTGAGCCCGCCGCCTTGTGGGTAGTAGTAGAACACCCGCCTCGGCCGCTCATCGTAGGGCTTCGCTCGGTAGTAGAGCGTGTCACCCTCGATGAAGCACTCGAAGTCGATGTCGTCGGCTAGCTGTTGAAGGAACTCGTAGTCGCTGACGTTGCCCGGTTGGTAGAACGGAACGTCGATGTCGTCACTGGCATCGCCCTTGAACTTGAGCCCATGCCGTCGAGCGATGCGCTTGGCGATGTCGCTGCTCTCGCGCTTACCCCAGTTCTTCGGTTTCTGCGTCGTGTGGGGCTCCGTGACCCTACGCTTGCCCTGGAGCTTCTGACGTGCGCTGGTAACCATGAGGTTAGCTTTGACCGTGGGGAAGGCTTCGTCATAGTTCGGCGTCCAGCCCTTCAAGCGAAGGGTCCGAACCTTGCTCATGTTGTCGGGGTAGCCCCACGTCACCTCGAAGATGTCGTCAGGCTGTAAAAGGTCGCCGTTGGAGATCTCGCGCCCAGGATCGGCCAGCACTAGCTCCGCGGTGTCCCGCTTGCCCACACGGTCGTTGTACTGAAAGACGATGCGGCGCTCCTCCAGGTCGGGGCGTGGCTCCCCGTTGACGCGAATCATCACCACAGGCTTGACGCGCGCCGTGTAGATCGCCTGAGTCACGCCTCACCGTCCTCGATGTCTCTCTCGGCCACGAGGTCGAAGTCCAGCACGTCAAACTGGAACGTCCCGCGGCTGGGTAGCTGGATCTGCGCGGTGGGCTGGAACTCCTCGAAAGGGTCGATGACCTCGTTGAAGTCCGCGACAGCCCACCAGTGGCGGCTGTTGCCGAGGAAGCGATAGCCGAGGGTGTGCGGGCGGTCGATATCATTGACCACGTAGCGCCGGTTGGTCGGGTCGTTGATCTCACTGTACGGCTCGAAGATGTCGAGGTACGGCTTGCGCTGAGGGCGGCCGAACTGGTCCTGCACGACGAGGATCGCGGATCGGTTGTAGCGGCTGTCTGGTCCGACGCTCACGAGTCACTCTCCGGTCTGGGCAGCACCTCTGGCCGCTCCGTCAGGGCGTTGCTCGGCTCCGAGGAGAAGAACAACCAGTCGGTTTCGTTGGATTCAACGATCACATGCGCCTCGATGTCCACCTCAGCGCGCAGCGGCTCCAGCTTGGGGGTCCACTCGGTGACGCGGTCGTTGACGCTGTCCAGTTGCACCTGCCCAGAGAACCAAGTCCCGAGGTTGAGGAGCAAGCGGTCGGGCACGCCATAGGCCCCATCGAACTCGACATCGTGGGGCAGCTTCAACTGGCGTAGCTGGTTGATCTCCGGGGACAGGTCGATGGGCACGTCCTGAAAGCCGACCTCAGCCAGCGAGCGCCGCCGGTCGGAGCGCCCGCGGTCGCCGTCGAGGAACAGGGTGAAACTGATGCTCTCGGCCATGCCAGTGCCACCCTGGTAGAACGGGTGAGATCGGCCAGGGATAGCCTGCTCAGACCAACTCCATCCGTGGTCGCGCGCGACGGTGGTGGGGTTGAACATGAAGGGGACGATGATGCCCGTGCTGACCTGGACGAACCGGCCCTTCGTGAATCGTGAGGGGTTGTATCCCATCAGGCACCTGCCTCTCTGTTCTGCTGGGACTGCTCTGCGATCAGGTCAGTCACGTTCTTCCCGTCGATGTTGACCTTGAGCGGGGCCTTGGCGACGGCGTTGGCGATGGTCTTTCCAAACTCCTTCATTACCTTGTCGTCGATGACGGCCGCGCTCTTGCGGTCGCCACCTGCGAGTGCTGCACGCTTCTCGTCCTGTAGCTCGACCAGGCGCCTGCGCTGGAGTTCGCTCATACTCGCCAGGGCGTCGGCGGCCTCTTTCTGGTTTTTCTGCTGGAGAGCTTCGCGCGGCGTGACGATGCTGGCAGCGGCACCTTGTCCGAGGAAGCCTGGAGCCCCACGGGCAGGGGCTCCCGCAGCCATAGCACCTTGGCCCATAAAGCCCGGTGCGCCGCGAACTGACGTTCTCTCCTCCTCCTGTACGCCTACACCTGTCCAGTCGGCCGCCCAGTCTGCGATGCCCTCGCCCACCTGCGTCGCCTTTTCGTACAGGTTCGCCATGCCTTCGATAGCCTTGGCGATCCACTCCACGAGCATGACGATGAACAGGATGATGTGGGCGAAGACCTCGCCAATGGCGATGCCCGTCTCGACCCACGAGTCCATGGTCGTGTCAGCACCCTTCTGCATCCCCTTCGTGTTGATGCCGAAGATGCGGGCGAAGGACTCGACGGCGCGAGAGATGGACCCCCAGATGCGCACGCCCGCCTCCTGAATCGCCGGCCAATACCCCATGAAGGTCTGGTAGACGGTGATCGCCATCTTCTTGACCCGGTTGAGGACGCGCAGGAAGTTCCACACGAAATCGAGCAACCCGGCTTTCTGTAGCGCCATGGCTGTCTCTTTCGAGAGCGTGGCGGAGTCACCCGTCATACCCTTGATGCCCTCCCAGATCGCGGAGAGGACCAGCTTGACGCGCTCCCATGTGTCGGCCCAGTCCTTGCCGCCGAGCATGACCTTGGCAAGCGCCATGAAGCCGACGACGAGCCCGCCGACGACCAGACCGAGCAGCAGCGTGTACGGGAGGACGGTGGTGAACAGCGCGACCACGGCAGCCTGGACGGCAGCGATGACGGCGGGCAGCGCAGCCCAGAGGGCCTGGAACGCGAGGACCACAGCGGCAACACTGGCGATGGCGCCGACGATGGTCCCCAGCGCGACGCCTGCCGCGATGAGGTAGGAGACGAGCTTGATGACCCACGGGTTCATCCGCACGAACTCGAAAACGGCAGTGGCGACGTTGAACATGAAGCGCGCGACCGCTGCGGCTTGCTTCGCAAGGTCGGTAAACGCCTCGCGCACCTTGTCCATGTAGCCTTCCTTGGTAACGGTCAGGAACCATTCCCCGATCTCGCGGACAAGGTCGCGGATGACCGGCAGCACGCCCTTGAACGCCTCGCTGCTGATCTTGTCCACCCAGTCGTCAATCTGCTGGAGGGTAAAGTTGAGGGTGTCACCGAGGGCGCCCGTGGTGCCGCCGACGCGATCGGTGATCAGGCCCATGAGGGTGTTGAACCGCTCCTGGTTGCTCTTGGCCTTGTCGAGTTCCTTGTTCCACTTCTTCACCTCGTCACGGGCGAGGTTCAAGTCGTCGGACAGGAAGCGGCCAGGGCGGATCTTGCCCTCAGACACCGTCTCCTTGATGGAGAACATGACGCGGTTGACGTTCTTACCTGAGAACGCCACGGCGTCAGCGATGGACTCCACGGCAGAGATGGTTTTCTTACTACCATCGGTAGCCGTGTACTGGAGGCTGTCGAGGGCAGTATCAAAAGCGTTGATCCTCTGAATGGCTAGCTCGGACACCATGTCCTGCAAGTCCGCGCGAGTAAGCACGGTCTTGAGGGACACCTCATCGATCCGGTCGTTGATCTCGTCAAACGGCATACCCATCTTGGATAGACCGAACGCGAGTCGGGCGTTGCTCTCCTCGATGGCTGCGGCTGTCTGGACGCCCTGCCGCACGAACCCGCCGAAGAAGTTGGAGGCGGCACTCGTGAGCGCCGTGATCTGACCTGTGGCGTCGGAGAGGGCGGAGGACACCTGCCCGATGCTGCCCGCGAAACCGACAGCGCCCTTGGTTCCCTGGCTGACGAAACGGCCGAACTCGTCTCGGGGCGCACGATAGGAGCGCGCCGACGCCCTGGACTCTGCGGTGATGGACTTGAGGTAGCCCGACATCCGCTTGAACGCCTTTTCGGCGTTGCCCTTGACGTTGAAGATGAATCCGAACTCGGCCGTCTCGTCCATGGTTTAGTCCTGCGTTAGTTTGCGCTTCTCAGCAGAGACGATCTCCACGACCGAGTCCACCAGCCGGTTGCGAACAGAGATGGGCATACCCTCGATGGCGTCTGGTCCCCAGTGCCAGCGCTCCGCGAGTAGGGCTTGATGAAACTCGTGCCACATCAGTTCCAAGTTCCGCCAGGCTGGCACGGTCACGGAGTGCGCGATGGGGTACCAAAACGAGTTCCTTAGACCGCCGCCGAGGGCATGAGAAAACCCGGATCAATGGGCATCCTATGCGTCCACTCGCTCCCGCAGTGGGGGCAGGTTGAGATCACATCCACGTCGGGCATACCGCGGGCCTTGAGAAGCATGGCCCGAATCTTGGTCCGCTCGCCGTAGGATGGCACCTCCTTGTCGAGCAGCTTGACCGCGGCCTTGAGATGCTGGGCTCCCGTCTTGACCTTGCGGTGCTTCGCCAACTCGGAGACGCCCTTGCCGTCGATGCTGACGAGATGGAGCGCGAGCAGCTTACCGAGCACGTCCTGGTTCGACTGGCTGATCTCCGTCAGCATCTCGGTGTCCACGCCCCGAAGGTGGCGGAACTCCAGCGTCGAGCCCGAACGCGCCTCCCAAGTCATCATCCGCTCCTCCGGGTCTGGCATCTCCTTGACCTCGATGTTGTCGAGATCGTAGGTATGCTTGCTCTCCTTCTTACACTGGGTGTTCGGGCAGAGAACGGTGTAGTCGTACTCGGGCCCCAGCGAGAGGATCCGAAGCTGGACGAGCAACCAGTCGTAGTCGCCCTTGAGCAGTTCGGGGCAGACCTCGTCCTTGAGGGTCGCCCGGTCACTGATGAGCGAGGGTTCGTCCTCCGTCCCAACGCCGACGAGGCAGTTGGCGACGACCTGCATGATGTCTGGGTTGGAGGACCCGAGGATCTTCTCCTCGCGCGTCTCCATCTCGCGCAGGGTGGCAAACTTCAAGAGCCTCCCGTCAGGGGTCATGTACCCGCAGGGAAGCTCGGTGGTGGTGGTGGCTTGATGAGACATTCTTGACTCCAGTGTGGTGATGAGTGGTGCCCGTGGCGCGGGCGGTCGGGTGAGTGCAGGTCGGCCCTATGAGGACCGGAGGGGCGAGTTCGAGATATTCAGTTGTAGGGTCCAGGGGGCGGGGATTTTACCACGGGCATGGCCAACCCGTCCTGCTGGCGGTACAGGCCGCCCCCTAAGCCGCCAGACTACGAGCCGATGCCGAGCGACGGAGAGATGGACTGGCCGATCCCAGGTGGCGGGCGTCCGCCTTCCAACTCGAAGCCCTCATGGCAGACCTCGATCTCCTCCATCGAGTCGGACGACTCGGTGCCGTTCAGGTCGGAGAACGGCACGTATCCGCAAGGCCAGGCGTTCACGATGTTCCACCGTCGAGCCACAGTGCCGTCCCGGTTGAACTGGACGACGGTGATGTTTCGGCGGTAGTCGGGGTCGTTGTAGCCCTGGGTACGGACGGACTGGACTTGGAGATACCAGTCGTAGAAGTCGTCCTCCCCCTCCTCGTTGGGGTCGATGATCTGACCCCGCTTGAAGGTGATGTTGTCGTAGGACGAGAGGCCCGCGCTCTTGCGGACGGACTCGTTCATGCCGCCTTCGCGGTACTCCACCACCTCGGTGTTGGCCTTGAGGCCGGTGACCTCGGCAAAGCCGAGTCGTTTGAAGCCGTCGATCTCGACAGCGTAGTTGAAGACCTTGAGCGGGTCTTGAGTGCTTGCACGTCCAGGCATGGCTTACTCCTTCGATGGTTAGGCCGCGGAGGCCAACTCTGCGTCGAGAGCACGAGTGTCGCGCTCGATGTCGATGACCGCGAAGTCGATGCCAGGAAGCACGTTGACGCCGACGCGCGCAAAGAACTTCCGCGCGTTGACAACGCTCGGAGGGTTGTTGCTCTCGTCGCACACGATGAAGAACCCCTCATCGTCCGACGCACCCTTGATGATGCCGGCCCGCCGCTGCTCGCGGAGGTAGCCGGTCGCCAGCTTGCGCCACCGTCCTCGCAGGGAGGGGGTGTTGATCTCGAACAGGACGAACTCGGAGAGCGCCTGTAGACCCTTGCGCAAGAAGATGAACGCACGGCGCACACCGATGGCGCCGCGGTCGGATCCGGGGTCGAGGGTGTTCTGACCCCACATCACGACGCCCTGGCCTGGCTTCGACCAGATCGGGTTGATGCCCTCGGGGTAGATGGTGTCTCGGTTCCCCTTGTCCGCGTAGAGGTTGCCGTCAGACATACCAAGGGTGCCGCGAAGCTGCCCCTTCTCGACCCCTGCCGGTGCCTCGCTGATGTTCCGCGTCTGGTCCGTGCGGGCGTAGGCACCCGCGGCGTACATCGCAGCCGGGAAGGGCTCAGCCTGCCCCGTCGAGGAGCGGAGAACCTGGATGCGACCCGCGTACATGATGCCGTAGGTGCCAAACAGGTTGGCAGTGACGTTCTTGTAGGTGTTGACCTGGGTCGGGGTGAGGTTTTCCGGCGACTCCATGATGGCGACGTGGTCCTCGCGGCGCGAGGCGTAGTCCAGCATGGCGTTGTGGACCGCCACCGTCTCGATGCCGGGCACGGTGCCCATGTCGAAGTCGTTGACGATGTCGAGGGCGAACAGGCCCGTGTTGGTCACGTCGGACCCCACGTAGTCGTTGTCCGTGAGCGGGTCGGAGTTGATGCCGCCCGTGAGGGGCTGCGCCGTGATGTCCACCGGGCGCGGGTCCACGTCGTTGGCGAGCGCCACCGCGTAGTCCTGCTCGACGTAGATCCGTTGGCGCGGGTCCAACTGGGTCGGGTCGATGCCGATGACGTTTCCGACGTAGAACCCCACGTCGCTGGGGCTCATGGACAAGTCCCCGTAGGGCTCGTCTGCCTCACCGTCGATGATGAAGGTAACGTCGAAGGTTTCCTTGGTCACCGTGGGAGAGTTCACCACGAGGATGTTCGCGCTCGGGGTGTAGGTCGTGTCGAGCAGCACACGGTTGCCGATGACCTTGAGCACGATGGCTCGCATGACACCCAGGGTGACGGGGTCCTCGATCAAGATCTGCATCCCCACGCGGTACTGCGTGGTCACGTCCACCTGGATCTCGGTCACGCCGCCCGTGATGTCGTCAGTGATGAGAGAGATGACCCGGTCGCGGCGGCGAGTGGTCACGGCGAGGAAGTTGCCGTGCTCACCCTCAGAGGTCGCCGCGAAGTCCAGCGTCGGGACGGTGGGCGACCCTGCGTTGGCGCCCGTGATGGGCGGCAACGGGTTGAAGCTCACCACGCCTGCCGTGATGATGGTGCCCGAGACGGCGCCGATGCTGCCGGCAGACCCGGTGGTGTTCGTGTCCACCTGCACGGTGTCGCCCACGACGGCAGTAGCGACGCCACCACCAGAGGCCCAGTCCGAGAGCAGGATCGCGGCGAGTTCGGTCGGGGTGACCACGCTCTTGTCCGCGACGTTGTTGGGGCCAGCGTTGACGCCCAACACGGGCCCTGCACCAAAGCCAGAGTCCACGCCCGCGGTTCCCGTGCCGCTGACGTAGTCCACCTGGGCGCTGGAGCCCTCGCGGTCAGTCGTGAGCACGACAGCGCCGCCAAGCACGGCGCCAAAGACACCGGGAAGCTGGGCAGCGATGTCCAGGGCCCACTCAGCCGCCGTGGTCGGCGGAGCGACAGGCACGGTGTAGACCTGAGTCTGGCCGTTGACGGTGAACGTCAGCGTGTCGCCCGGTGTGCCGACGCCACCAGGGGCGCCAGGAGCCGTGAGCACAGCCGGCGTACCGAGGATGGTGGCGGTGTCGGCCGGGTTGCCGTCGATGGAGGCAATCAAGGTCGGCGGCTGCACGACCCCGTTCGCCAGCGAGAAGTCCCAGGGCCCGTCAGGGGTGACCGTGGTGCTCGCTGCCGTGGCTGCCGTCCCCGACGTGTTCGCCGTGAGTGCGGCAGCAACCGCAGTCAGGGTGAGGGGGTCGAGGATGTTGAGGTAGTGGGCCACCCGGTTGGCGTACATGCGACGCCCGCCGTTGAGGAAGAACCCCACGACGGACTGGAAGCCGTCGCCGCCGTCGTCGGTCCCGTAGATCGAAGCGTAGTCCTCGATCCCGATGACCAGTTGCGGGCGGTTGATGGGGCCACGCTCGGCAGTGGCGAGCATGTAGGGGATGGACGATGGAACGCTCGGAGGAGCAACCGCGCTGGACGGCTGCTCCCGAACGATCACTTCGGGGCTGAGGAAATCGACCATGGGTTAGTCCTCCTTGCGCTTGCTGGAGCGCTTCTTGGCGACGGGGTTGCTCGACGGCACCTCGCCGCGAGCTCGGATGGCGGCGCGCTCGTGGGCGCTGTTCGTGGCGGCGATGCGTTGAAGCTCGGCCTTCACCACGGGGGTGTCGGGCGTCTCGCCGTGACTGGTCCGCGAGATGCGGATGGCTTTCGCTTTCACGAGTGCCTGGACTGCCGGGTCGTCTTTCTCCCGGTCGAGAATGAGTGCGCTGTCTCCCTTGCGACCACGGCGGGTCAGGACGATGCCCTTACCAGGAAGGGCAAGGGTCGTTTGGCGGGTGCGCAGGTTCTTGACTTCGTACATGGGTCAGCACCTCCCTGGTGTTTCAAAGGGTACACCATCCGGCGCCGGATCGCCTTCGGTGTCCCGTGGTTCGATGGTTACGCACCGCTGGAGGATGGTCGGGTGGATGTCCCCGGCCTCACCGGCCTCCAAGGTGTTATCTTCGTAAGCCTCGACCTCGTAGGTGATAGCCCACGAGTAGAAGCGTTCTCCGGGGTCACCTTCCGGCAGGGTGGGGTCGAGTCCGCCAGCCCATACGGGACCGCGGGTACGGATGACATCGTAGGTGACAACGCTACGGTCCCGCCGGCACACCTCAAGGAAGGTGCGCGCGGGGAACAGTCGCTTGACCAGCGAGAGCAGGGCGTAGCCCTCCTCTTTGGTCTGAGCCCACACCTTGATCTCGTACTCCAAGGTGATGGGGTCGGGGTGGTCGAGGATGGTGACGGTGTCGGGGCCGCTCTTGACCTCGCCCGTCACGGCATCCGTCGTGAACCCGCAGTCGCGGCAGTTGTCCGCGAGCGGGTCGATGGGGTGGTAGTTCTCGGCACGGAACCGCTCATCCACGAACCTGTAGGTGATCGCGGGCCAGTCCGCCGCATCCTGCCCGCTCTTTTCGTACTCGTAGACGTTCACGAGGCGCGAGCGTCCACCGAGCGGCGTCTCCAGCCGGATCGGGTCTGACTTCGTCGCATCCTTGGCGTAGAAGCCACCAAGGAAAGCATCCGTGGGCGTCTCGCTTGGAAGCGGATCGGTGGGATCGATCTGAGGGAACCGCAGAATGGGGTACTTCCTGCGGTGCATGAACTCAGCAGCACGGGCAAAGCGCGTGGCGATGCCTCGATCAACGGAAAGATAGGGCACGAGCGACCTCCTTCCCCGCGGCAGTGCGGACACGTTGGACGAGCCACTTCTTCGTAGGTTGCCAGTGGGGGATGGGGTCCATCGAGCGCGTACCGTTTTCGAGGAACAGCGCAAGCTGGGCGTAGGTGATCTTCGTACCAGGGTAGCGCCGCTTCGGCAGACCCAGGTAGTGCTTCCTGCCGTGGTGGCGGGTGCCGATAGCCTCGACGTACTGGTCGAGCCGGCGCAACGTCTCCATGCGCCAGCCCTTCGCAGCCTTGGTATCGAGCCACTGGCGAGAGAGCGAGCGCAGCCGAAGCTGGATCTGCCCGCCTCGACCGTAGATGGCATCCTTGAGCGCGTCGCGGGCCTCGTCCACGCTTTTGGCGACGACCGTGTTCATCTGGGCGAGGAACTGCTTGGACGCCCTGTCGAGCGTGCTGATGGCCCGGTCGAACTTCTCCGGGTTCTCCATGCGAATCTCGATCACGCCGTCACCTTCCAGACGAGCGAGTTGACATCTTCGAGCCCGGTGTCCGAGAAGATGACCAGATCGAGGCTGCGGTTGACGAGGCGGTCGTTCTGGAACTGTGGCGTGAGGAACGTGGCTTCCGTGGGACTAACGATGGTAAGTCCAGTCACGAACTTGTCGCCCAGCCTCACGCGCATCCCCTCATGGAAGCGCTCGCCCTTGAGCGTCACCAGGGTGCCACCAGCGAGGGGCCCCAGCGCAGGGGTCACCGGGGTCTGTAGGTCGGCGCGGGCTCGCAGCCGCTTGGTAGTGGCGCGCACCGTGTTGGAGTCGATGATCTCGTAGTTGAGATCCACGACGTAGACCCGGTAGTAGTAGGTCGTCTCGGGCTCCAGCGGGCCGCCACCAACGGTCGCTGCCACGTCCACGTTGTCGCCTCCGTCGATGAACGACGTGATGAGTTGGCCGAACTCCTCCAAGAACGTGGCGAACCCCACGGTGTCGAAGTTGGAGTTGGCACCGAAGGTCTGAAACACGAGCTTGGACGTGGTCGGGGCGAACTGCTCGCCTCGGCTGATCGCCGTGGGGTTGCGAGCGAAGATACCCGTGCGGGTACGCCTCACGTCCTCCTTGGTATCGCGCCACACTTCGAGCGCGTAGAAGTCGTAGTCACGGGGGCGCTTCCACCGGACACGGATCACGGTGTCGCCCACGTCCTGATCGAAGGGCTCAAGGAGCACTGGAGGCTCGGGCGGGAGGTTGGCAGCCATGGGGCTGACGAAACCTGTGCGGCCCGAACGGCGGTACATCTCGCCCTGGACGACATCGCCCTCACCCACATCGTCGTCGCGGATGGTGGGGACTGGGATGGCGCGGTCCTGCCTCTTGCGGTCGTCGCGGTACGCCGTCTCGTAGGACTCCGCGAGCGCGATCAAGTCGGACACGGTGGCGTTGAGCCCCGCCCGCTTCACCGCGTTCGTGGCGAGCACACGCAGGGCGTTCGCGTGGGAGAGGTTCAGGACGAACTGGAACTCGTTGCGAGGGACTGTGGATAGCTCGTAGCTGACGTTGTGTCGCTCGATGCCCTGCCGCAGCAACTCCTCAAGCTCCTCGTCGCTCCAGCGACGGTGCTTGAACTCGACGCCGCCAGGTGCCTTGAGGTCACCGAACGGCTTGGATGCGATGTCGATAGCCGGGTGGTCGGTGTCGAGCAACCGATCCGGCACGGCGCAGTATCCAGGCTGCGCGTTGATGAACGTGACCAGCTTACCAAGGGTGTTGGTATCGTAGTCTGACAGGTCGATGGTGAGATCCTCCGCACGAACCCCATTGACGGTGAACGTGCGGAGGTATCCTTGGCGCACCTCCACGCTCGCGTCCGTGCATGACTTGTCGTCCAGTTGGAGCGAGAAGCCAGGCAGGATGAACCGATCGTCCCCCAGCCGCTTCCGCAGCAGGAGGACCAGTTCACGGGCACTGGAGGTGTTCTGGGTCATCCGATGATGCTCTTACGCCGCAAGTGCGGGACCGCGTTGGCCGGAACCATGCACGCCTTCCCCTTGAGGAAGGAGTACCACTTGGTCCCGATGCGGATGCGCTTGACGGTGGTGAGTGGGCGAATGGTCACCATCTGGTCGGGGTCCGCGACAGCACGAACTCGGACAGCAGGTGGAGTGGGCGGTTGAGCCCTCTCCGGTACGACCATCTCGGCCGTGACGGGTTCGGGTTCCGGCGGTCGCTCGGTGGAGAACTCCGCGGGCGGGGCTTCGGCTTCGGCGGCTTCGGCTTCCGTGGAGGTTTTCGGGGTGAACTCGCCGGACTTCTTGTTGCGGTTCTTGGACACGTAGGGACTCCATGTACCGAGGGCCCCGAAGGGCCCTCAGCGGTCGAGAGGTTCACGATCAGAGGTTGTGGATGACCGCGGCGACACGGCTGACCGGGCCGCCCGTGTTGTTGGTGACGACGACCGTCTTGGTCGCAGCGGCGTAGGACACGTCCCACCCCGATCCGCCCATGAGGGGCCCCACGCGGGTGAAGGTGCGCTCCGCGTTCTTGACCGTGGTGCCGGGGTAGACGATGCCGGCCGCAGCCGACACGCCCGTGACCCTCGCCTGGCCGCGAAGCCCACGAGGGAACACGGCGACGCCGTTTGCCGAGATGGCGCCGGCCGCCGCGTAGGCCCACTTGGAGAACTCCGCGTCCCCGTTCAGAGACGCCGCGATCTGGGCCGGCGTAGCGGCTCCAGCGGTCACGCCCGCGAGGGTGTGAACGACTTCGGTGAACAGCCGGTCGGGCTGGCCGAGATCCGCGGCACTGCCGATGACGCGGTCGTCGTCGGCGGCGTCGGGGTCGAAGAACTGGAAGGTGATCGTGTCACCATCGGTGTTCGCGTAGGTGGCGGCGGGAGTGGTGTTCTCCAGACCTCCGTCGTGGGTGTAGACATCGAGGCCCATGTGGGGATAGGCCGCCTCGCTGACGAGAGCGTCCCGAACCCACTCCAGGGTATCGGCGTCGGCCATCACCGCGGCCTCCATCACTGCACGGGAGCGCTGCTCCTTCTCGTCAGTGAGGGTACGGGCCGCAGCATCGACTCGGGCGTTGCTGGTTGCGTTTGCCATGACTGCTTTTCCTTTCTACCTTGCTTGGTATGCCGGTTGGTTGAGGGTTACGCAGTCTCCGCGACCACGATGTTGACATCTTCGAGGATGTTCTGGCCCCAGATGGAGTACCAGGCGAGCCCGTGCTCGCGCCCGAAGTCCTCGACCCCGTTGTCGCGTAGCTCGACGGGGAGCGCGGTGGCGTGTCCGAGGCTGTACTCCCCGAAGAACACCGCCTGGTAGATGGTGACCTGGTTGCCACCGGCCCCGAGTTCGAGGTCGGGGTCGAAGCCGATGTCCACGTAGTCACCCGTGTCGGGGTCGATCGCGGGGTTGGCCCCGTTGGGCATCACCGTGGTGGAGATGAACCGCACGTCCTCGTAGCGGCCGATCTCGCCCGTGTAGATCTGGGTCGCACCGCTGTAGAGCGAGGCGTTGATCCAGTCGTTGTCGTCACGCAGGGACCGCGCCTGGTGCGGGTGCATGAAGCAGATGTAGTGATCGCCGGCCCACTTCGGGGTGTTGTTCGTCTCCAGCGTCTCGACCGCATCCTTGATGACGATGGTGTCGAAGGTGTCGGCCGCGACGACGAGGTTGCGCGCGGTTTTCTGACCGCCGAACACGACGCTCTGGGCGTTGAGGATCGCGTCGCGCAGCACCGTGTCGAGGACGACGGCCATGTCACGACCCAGCAGCATGGACGCAGCGGCAAGCTGGTCGTAGAAGCTGGTCTGGAGCAGGTACTCCGAGAACGCGATGGCGTTGCCGTACTCGTAGACGGTGATGCTCTGCTGCGAGAGACTCATCGCCTGCGTCTTGAGGCGCTTGCCCTCGGTGAGACGACCGCCGCGCTTGATGTTGCCGTAGCGCGGGATCTGGATGGTGCGGCCGGGCTGCACACCAAGCTCGGTGCGCTTGGTCGTGAACTGGTCGAACTTGAGGATGGGAAGTGCAGCGAACCAGATCTCGGCCGAGAACACGTCTCGGGTTGCCGCGAGAAGCTGGTTGAAACCGGCCCCCTGGGCCGCTGCGGTGTTCAGAACGCTTGGCATCTTTGAACTCCTTGGGCCAGGGGGCTACCCCTTGGCCGGTGGTGAGGTTAGACGGTCCCCGGTCGGGGAGCCGCCATCGGGTGATTCATCAGGTTACCCCCAAACCCGGTGGTGGGCGTGGGGAGGTTGACGTTGGGTTGATGACCCCCAGCCTTACGATCTGCCTGTAGGGCTGCCGTGGCAGCCCGTGAGGTAGTCGAGAGCCCCCCAGAACCTCGTCGCTGTTCCACGATGGCTCTGGCGTGCTCGATGGCACCTGCGACCTCAGTCTGAGTGAGGTTGCGGGCGGGGTCGCTGGCTTGCCGGTTCGGATCCGGTAGCGGCGCGACCAACGGCTGCTGCTGCCCTTGTGGGGGCTGCTGCGGCTGTCCCTGCCACTGCGGCTGTTGCTGCTGTGGCTGCATGTGAGCCGGCTGAACCGGCCCGGTGGGGGAGCCCTGCGGTTGCTGGACTGCCCCTGGCTGCTGCTGTTGGGGGTACTGCGGTTGGAAGAACGGCTGGCCGTTGGGCGCGGGTGCCTGTTGCACGACGCGACCGTGAGCCATCTGCCGCACGGCAGCGTAGGACTGGCCGCCGTCGATCTGGGGGTGAGTGAACTGGGGAGGTGCCCCGTTGGCCTGTGCCGGCGCGGGTGAGCCGGCATTGTTGGGAGTAGGCATACCGTAGCCGGGTGGGTAGCTCGGAAGCTGCTCAACCTGCTGCTGGTTGTGAGATGCCTCCTGCTGCTGGAGGAACTGCATCTCCTGCTGGAACTGCGAGAAGAAGTGCTGTCGGGTTGCCTGGTAGGTCTGGACAGCCCGACCCTCCGAAGCGCGGAGCGCCTCAATGCTGGAGGTGTCGAGTGCGAGAGGATCGACCTGACCGTTGTGCTTGGCGATGATGGCGTTCTTCTCGCTCTCGATCTGCCACGCCTCCACCCGCTTGTTGGCCTCCGAGACGGTGCGCTGTTGCTCCTCACGGGACCGCTTGAGTTCGTCCTGTAGGGCCTGTAGTTGGGCCTGGACCTTCTCGTCGGGTTTCATCTTCGCCATCTCGGCGGCCTTGGCTTGCTCGGCGGCTTGCTGAGCTTGCTTCTCCAGAGCACCGAGACGCGAGTTCACGTCGGTGACCTGGGTCTTGAGGCCCGAGTTCTCTGACTTGAGGCGTTCGATCTCCGCGATGCGAGCGTCCCGCTCTTGCTGTCGGGCTAGCTGCATCGCGGCCTGGACCGCGGGGTCGTTCGGGTCGAACGTGGTCTGTTGCGGGGCCTGTTGTGGGGCGGGTACGGGCTGACCGGGGGCCTGGTTGAACAGGCCGAGGAGGTCACCCATCGAGTTGAGTCGGTTGAGGTTCACTGGTTCGTCTCCTAGTTGGGGCCCGGTAGGCTACATCGAGCCGGCGACCTTGCCATCCTGACGAGTTCGCACCATGGCGATAGGGATGGTGGACTTGCCGACGCGGCTGTGCGCTCGAACCGGGCCCTGGTTGCGCGGGTTGCTGATGTTCGGGCGCTCGTTGAGCACGGCGGCGTAGATGCTGCCGGCCCCCGCGACCTCACCCTGGCTGCGCTCGCCAGAGGTGTTGTCGTTGGGGTACTTGCCCTCACGGGTGACATCGACGGTGGGACGGGCCGCTGCGCCCTGTCCGGTGCTGGACTTCATCATGGCTTTCTAGCCTTTCTGCTTTCTGCGGTTGAGGGTGGGGCGCGGGGTTCGATCCCGTACCATGTCGTTGGCGTCTCCCATGCCTACGTTACCGTAGGCAAGGTTGAGCCCCGGAGCTTCGCCACGGGGTTCTCCCATACCGCTGTCCGTCTTGACGGCAGCGGCGAGGACTGTGTTGCCGTAGGGGCATTTGGCGGTGTTCGCTCCTGTCACACCGCCCATGCCGCGCTTGGCGGCAGGGTAGAGCATCTCTACCCCATCCTTCTCCTCCTCCTCGACGTAGAGGGGAGGATACTGGTGTCCGACCTTCTTGCCGGCTCCGCGAGGTTGCATCGTATCGACCATGCGTATCTCCCTGTATAGCTTGAGCCTTGACGGAGTTTCAACCCGTTCTCAGCTTCTCTACTTCTGCGAGTGTCAGCCCGCTGTATTTGGGCTCATAGCCCTTCTCCACCAGGATGAGGTCTTGAAGGATGGGGACGGGGACGCGCTTGACACCGCCCTTGAGCGCCACGTCACGAGTAGCGCGACCGCGCCCCGCTCCGGTGACGGCAAGGATGGTTCGACCTTGGTAGCCGGTGCCCGCAAGCCACGGCTCAGTCGTACTGGTGCGTCCCCGTGCCATCTAGCAGGACGACTTCTTCTTGCCGTAGCCCGCCATGGCGGGGTTGTGAGGTTGACCGAGGCGGGTCTTGTGCCCGTGGACACCGCCCACAGATGACGGACGCTCCGCCATCCCCATCTCGCGGCTGGTGAGGGACTGGATGGAGGCCGCGGCCTTGTTGCCCATCATGCGACCACGAGCCTTGGTTTTCATGCAGTCGCGGCAGTTGGCGATGCCGTCATGCTGCATGGTCCCACCCGTCGCGCGGGCGCCCGTGTTCATGCCCGACCCAGGGCGCCGCGGGTAGGAGCCAGGACCCATGTGTCCTTGCTTCGATCCCATGTAGTTGCTGTCGCCAGACTTCGTGCCCTTGTGACTCATGTTGCCGTGCTTCATCACTTCTTTCCTCCGTAACGGGCCAGGGTGCCCATGGTTCGTCCGCCGCCCACTCTGACGCCACCCGGCATCAGCGGTCGGACGTGGGCCTCCGGTCCTGGGCCCGTTCTTCTACCAGCGGTGGTGGGGTTACCGCTGAGATCTTGCACGAGGTTCGTGCGTGGCTCGTTCGAGTGAACGATGCCAGCGATGGGGTTCGACCCGCCGACGCGGTGGGCAGGACCGTGGACGAGTGCCCCGTGGTGGGAGGACTCGTTGCCCTTCTTGCTGCGCCACCTGTCCCGCTCCTTCCGCATGAAGGGCCGCACCGAAACGCGAGAAGTGGCTGCGGCTCCTCTGTCATCGCCTGCGGCGCGCTTCTCCTTCGCCTTCCCGTGCCACTGCTGGCGGGTGGTGTACTCCTTGAACGCCTTTTGCCCTGACTTCCTGCCTCCGCCTTGTAGCTCGGCGTACTTCGCAGCAGCCTGTGCGCGGGCCTTGTCCTTCGACATGCCCTTGGCTACCAAAGATTCGTAGTGGGCCTTGGTAGCCTTCGACGCTGAGGACTTCTTGTTGCTGCCCTTCTCGGGGTTCCGGCCCTTTTCGAGAGACTTTCGCTCACGGGCGACAGTCTTGGCGCCATGCTTCTTGACCTCGGCCGCCTGCTCGGCCTTGCGCTGCGCCGTGACGTTCTTGCGGAACTTCTTTGCGGCTGCCTTCGACTGCTCCTTCGCCGGAGCCTTCTTGCCGACCTTCTTGGCAGCCGCAGCCGCGCTGTTTTTCGAGGACTTCTTGGCCTTGCTAGCGCCGCTCGAAGCGGTGGCGCCGCTCTTGGACTTGGCGGTTTTCTTGCCCTTGGAGGTCCGAGCGACCTTCTTGCCAACCTTGCCTCCAAGCTGGCCCCCGGTGATGGGGACACGAGCGCCGTTGATCGTCACCCAGCCATCGACGCCTCCGCCCTTACCCTTCTTACCCATCTTGCTTTTAGCCATGTCGCTTCTCCGTCACTGGTACACCCGCGTAGTTCTGGGCGAGCATGGTTCGGGGCTCGCCACTGTGTTTGATGCCGCACACCGGGTTGACGCAGTCGAGTCGGTGTGATGGCCCGTGAACGAGGCCGCCGTGATGGCTCGACTCGTTCTTGCGGCGTCGCTTCTGCCGCTTGTCCGCGGCGACACCAGCCTCGCTCAAGGCGATGGCGATGGCTTGCTTGCGATCGGTCACCTCGGGCCCCTTGCCGCGACCGGGCTTGCCCGAGCGGAGGGTGCCCGCCTTGAACTCCTGCATCACGGTGGCGACCTTGTCGCTGGCGCGCTTCTTCTTGCGTGTGTCTGCGCCTGAGATCACCTGTGCGGGTGTGCTCTGCCAACTCATCGTCGCCCCCTAGCCATGGGAACACCGGAGATGTTCTGCACGAGGTCCACAGCGACGCCGGTATGCTTGAGCCCAGCCACACCATTGGCCCCTGGGGCGCAACGGTGCGAGGGGTGGTGACACAGACCGCCGGCATGGGTCACGTCGTTGTCGCCCTTGCCCTTGACATGCTTCTGACCCTTCGGGGGCGCCTTTGTGCTCTTGCCCTTGCCGGCCCACAACTTCTTGTCGGCCCAGTAGGCAGCACTCATCTTCCCCTTCTTGATGTTCTTGCCGTGCCGGGACTTGAAGTTGGAGCGGGCGCCCTTGGAGTAGTTGTGCCCGTAGCCTTGCGCGCCGAAGCGGATGGTCTTGACCTTGTCCCCCTCCTTGGCGACCACGATCCCTTTCTTGGTCGGGTGCTTCGGAGTGAGCTTCGGCTTGTTGACTCCCGAGACGCCGGCAGCCGCCACGAGTCGCTTCACCTTTTCGCTTGTGCTCACGGCCAGCCTCCTCGGTTCCTGACGTTGTCGATCTCGCCCTTCGGGAAGTGACCAAGCTGTGTGGCTCGGTCGGGGAAGGGAACCCTCTCGTGGTTGCGGACCCGTCTCGCGTCGGAGCGGTCCTCAGTAGGGCGGTCGAATACGGGGAGGAATCGAGGGGCAGGACTGGGGTTCTGCCGGTGCGCCGTGTCGGTCGGAGTATGGTAGAGGGTATCACCACCTTGCATGACAAGGTAGTGACGGTCCTGAACCCACCGATTCTGGTAGTCATTCTGCATGTTTCGCTCCAGAAAAGGAGCGACCACGTTGGGGTCCTCGGACTCGGAGGCGTAGAGGCGCTGGGCGCCGTCGATGCTGCCCGTTGACTTCCGGCTGATGTTGAACTCCTTGAGCGCGGTGACGCGGGAGTCCACGGGGTCGAGCGTCCCCATCGAGGGGACCGCGAGCAGCGAGGGTTGCCAGTGGTTCGGACCCGCCATCGTCAGACCTCTTTGTCCTTCTTGGGTTCCTTGGAGTTGTGGCCGCTCGCGCCGTTCATCGCACGGTCAAGTTCGGACTCACGCGGAGCCGCCTCTGCCTTGTCCTCAGTCTCGGAGCCTCCGGGTCGAGCAGTGTCCACCTTCTCCTCTTGGATCTCCCGCTCGATCTGCTCGTACTCCTTCTCGTCGATGATGGGCAGCCTGCGACGGACCCACGCCTTCGACACCAAGCCCTCCTTGAGCATCTCGCGGAACAGGTTGAAGTCGAGGGAGTGATCGCGTGGCAGGGCGTCACGCATGACGACCCTCGTGCTGAACGGGTCGAGGTACTGCGGGTTGGGGCAGTCCATCGGGACCAGCATCATGCGCTGCCTGTCCACGTTGACGCGCTCGCCCGTCGTGGGGTGGATCCAGACGGTCGAGAGCATGACCTCCTCGGGCTCAGGCGGGAGGACGATGTCACCCATCATCTTCGGGGGCTGGGCCTCGATGCTGGGCGTCTTGACCTTGGGCCGGGTAGCGGCGGACTCGCCTGTCTCCTCGCCCCTCTTTTCCTCTGCCTTGAGTTGCTGACGAGACTCTAGGACGGCGTCCTTCTCGGCGCGGCGCTTGTCCTCGTACTCCTGCTGCGCCTCCTCGGGCTGCGGATCCCAGTAGCTCGCAGACTTCTGCTTGTGCTCTTGCTTGATCTGCCCGAACTCGGCCTCGCGTAGCTCCTGACCGAAGGAGTGTTGGCGGATGTATTTGATCCGCACCTGATCAGGCGTCAGGAACGAAAAGTCGTTGGGGTCGATGTGAAAGCACTTCTTGACAGTGCGAGGGAAGGGCCCCTTGGTATCCAACACCTCAACGATACGTCCGCCGCACGTCGAGCAGAG